CAAGATCCAGATAAAGATTTTGAAAAAGTAAATCATTTCAACTCATTAGCATTACCAATTGGATTAGCAGAATTATATAAAGTACAAAATGAACACTACGAACACTTAAAAACTTTACCTTGGAAAGCAATACACGAATTTTATATGGAAGATTTTTTAGAAGATCCTAGTGTATTGTGTAGTATTAATAATGGTAAAGCACCAAACGATTGGAAACATGCAGAAGAATATGGGCCTGAAAATTCAGGTTTAGCAATAAATTATAAGGAATTTTTTAATATGCCGATAGATGCACATTTGCATATAAAACAAATATGCGGGGAGATAGGAATAAAATGAAATACAGTATAACAGTACCAATGCCACATGGAGACAGTTTAAAAGCAATGGGGCAAACATCTATTCTTTCTGACCTAACATTAATAGTTAATGACGGTTGGGCAACATTTATAGGTGAGGCAAATACTCCAGAAGAGTTCGAGCAGGACTTGATAGATTCAATAGACGGAGTACCGACAGGAGTTAAAGCCGTTGAAGTCTGGTGATGAACATAATGAAAGACAATACTACAGTAGTAAGACAGGCATGATTATACCAGATAGTAAAAAAGCAGAACATATCATATGGGAATTAAAACATGAAATGTCTAATCCCCGCAATGATGGTTGGACTGGTTCAGATATGAAAAAAAGATTATGGGATATAAAAATGGCAGTAGATAAAGCATTAATAAATGCTCCAGAATATACAAATGATCCTCCTTATGAAGATATATACTTGATAGAAAGACTAAAAGGTAAAGTATGAAATTAGGTATTATTGGTAAAGGATTTGTAGGCTCAGCAGTAGCACATGGCTTTGACAAAGACTGTGAACAAGTTATAGTAGATCCTAAATATACCGATAATGAAATAACAGATGTATTAGATTGTAAATTAGTATTTGTTTGTGTACCAACACCACCTAACGAAGATGGCAGTATAAATGTAGACATAGTTCATGATGTTTTAATAGAATTATCTATGCGAGATTACAAGGGTGTTGTAGTTGTAAAAAGTACAATTATACCAGATTACTTACATGAATTTAAAAAAGAGTTTGATTTAAAAATAGTTTACAATCCAGAGTTTCTTACAGAATCAAATGCAAATGAAGACTTTAAAAATCCTCCCTTCCAAGTATTTGGAGGCAAGTGGAGAGATTGTGAAGTTGTTGAAAAAGCATATCTTAGACACAGTTCAGTTAGAATTGTACCTACATTTAAAGTAGACTTAACCACAGCAAGTCTTTTAAAATACACAATTAACAGTTGGTTAGCAACTAAAGTAACATTCTTTAACGAATTAAAACAACTACATGAACTAGGAAGTAGTATGGTAAGTTGGGAACAATTTACAGACATGTTAAGTAGAGATGACCGTATAGGCAATAGCCATATGAAAGTACCTGGCCCGGATGGAGAGCCTGGATTTGGAGGACATTGTTTCCCTAAAGACACAGAAGCATTACTACACTATGCAAATAACAAAAATATCAAGATGAGTGTATTGCGTAAAGCAGTACAGACCAACAAAAAACTCCGAGATTAAGATAAATACTATTGTCTATACGCAAGACGAAACTAGATACAATGCGTAATAAATGGGTTTAGACACCCTAGACGGAGAAATAATATGTTTAGAAATATGCTTAAAAAGGCAATTCACAAGAGCCAGCATGTTCAGAGAAACTGGGACCTATCACAAGAAATTCCACAAGAAGATATAGATATCATTGCAGAGTCAGTGATTGGTGCACCTAGTAAACAGAACATCAAGTTCTTTAAGCCTTATTTTATCACAGATAGAAAAAAGATTGAAGCAATACACAGAAACACTTTGGGATTCATGATTGAAGACGGAAAGCAAGGCGGTAAAGCATTAAAGGGAGACAGGTTAACAACTAACCCTCAAACTTTAGCACAGTTACTAATTGTTTTTGTTAAAGATTGGGATAGCAAAGATGCAAAAAATAAAACTGATATTAGTTGGGACGAAGAAGTTATGGAATATGACATGCACCAAGCACTTGGTGTAGCGGCAGGATACTGTAACATGACATCAGCACTATTAGGCTATGGCACAGGATGTTGTAGTTGTTGTGACAAAGATGCAATCCGAAGAATATTAGGTATTGATGAAAAACCATTACTATTAATGGGAGTTGGTATTCCTGATGGCAGTAAGCCAAGAAGAGAGCACCACTTAAATCCAAACTTAACTTTCCCTACTAAAAGGAAAGACATCAAAGCAGAATACATTAGTTAATTTTGTACAAAATTAAAGCCAGACTTTATAGTTTGGCTTTTTTTTGACTACTAAATATGTACTTTACAGGATTATGTTAAAATATGTGGCAAAAAATATTTTGGTGGTTAGCAAAACGTAGAGGCACAGAGACCTTAACGAACATATATACTGACTTTGAATATATGCACAGAGTATTTTTGGGTAGACAAATTCATAGAAAAGGAATAGCAGGTGACTACCATGGTGGTAGAGTTTGTTTAAACTTAATATTAGGAAGTGATTTACCCACAGAGCATAATCATCCATGGGGTTACTTTACACTCATACTGTCGGGAGGATACTATGAGGTTAGAGGTAAGGAAAGAAAGTGGAGAGGTCCAGGCTGGTTTGCTTGGCGTAGTCACAATGATTTCCATAGAGTTGAAATCCCTGATGGAGGATATGCAGTAACATTTTTTGTAAAAGGACAACATGGCAAAATGGGTTCGTTTTTTATGGATAAAGGCAAACCCACAAAAGATTTAAAATTCTGGTTACGAAGAGGTGTAACAAGAGAAAAAATAGCGGAGATGATTAAACTTAAATCTCCAGAGGACATTAAAAAAGATGAAGTTAATTGACGATATTTTAAAACTAACTCCAGGAGATGGAGAAGCAATAGACGAATGGTACATTGATAAATTAGCATACCAAATAGACAAAGGGATATATCCTAAAAGAGCAACACTAGGCAATATTGTTGAAAAAATTGTTGCAGGATTAAAAGATTATAAACATAAACATGGCATAGAAAATATAGTAGTAGGACAAAGTGGAGGCATTGATAGTGCCTTAACTGCCGCATTATTTAAACAAGCAGGTTGGATTACACATGGTGTAACAATGCCTATTCATCAAATAGAACAAGAAACAAATAGAGGTATTGAAAACATTGATGCTTTACAATTAGAAAAGCACCATTACGACCTATCAGAACAGTTTGACAGTATGTTAAATTTCTTAGGAACAACTGGAAATACATACAAAGGGCAACAAAGGCAAGGAAATATTAGAGCAAGATTGAGAATGATTACTCTATATAATCTTGCACACAAACTTAACGGATGTGTAGCAAGTACAGATAACTTTAGTGAATTAGCCGCAGGGTTTTGGACATTACATGGTGATGTGGGAGACATTGCACCTATACAATCACTAACAAAAAGTTGGGAGGTACCAGCACTAGCAGACATGCTAGATATACCGAAAAACACTATTACAGCACTACCTACAGACGGGTTAGGCATAAGTACTAGTGATGCGGACCAACTCGGAATGAACTATTTAGAGTTTGATATATTATTATTTGAACTACTAAGTTTACCTGAAATTAATGAAGATAACCTTAGAAAGCATATAAATACTATAGAAGACGATGAAATTAGAGATAAAGCATGGCTTGTCGCTAATAGAGTTAAAGGTACTGCTTTTAAAAGAGCAAATCCTTTCAACTTAGTTCATCCTGTATTTAGCGACAGATTCGCTATATTAGACAAACTAGACAGGAGTTTATAAAATGGGAATATTTAATTGGTTAAAAAATCTTTTTAGTTCACCATCACCAGTAGAACCAACACCTGCTCCAGCACCAGCACCGGTTTCAAAGCCTGCTCCTAAAAAAGCAGAACCTAAGAAAGCAGTTGCAAAGGCTGAACCTAAAGTGACCAAAGCAAGTTTATCAAAACTTACTAAAAGTCAAATTGAGGAAAAGGGTAGAGAATTTGGTATCGAAGTTGATAAGAGACAGAAAAAAGACAAACTAATTTCAGAAGTATTAGCCGCATCTAAGAAAGCATAATAGTTTTCTAAGCAGGCTAATGAAAGAAAAAATTGTTTTAGTTCAGCCCAACTTCAAAATCGGCGGCGGTAGTTTTACAGGTTACTGGCTACCTTATTCTGTTGGATGTCTTTGGAGTTATGCAAGTAAGCATACTTGGGTAACAGACAATTTTGAAGTTCAAGACTTAATATACAAACGTGAGCAACCTAGCAAATTAATACAACGTATTAAGAATTGCAAGGTTGCATTCTTTTCCAATTACATGTGGAATTGGGAATACAATAAGCATATCGCTGAACAATTAAAGATTGAAAATCCGGACATCAAAATCGTATTTGGTGGTCCTCAAGTCACGACTAGACCACAAGAAGAAGAATTCTTCAAACATCACCCATACGTCGACAGCATTAGTCTCACAGAAGGCGAAGAGTCTTTTGTAAGCATTCTTGACGCAATATTACACAAAAAGCCGTTAAAAGACGTCTATGAAGGCGAGCGACTAGTGGATTTAGACATACCCAGCCCATATCTTACAGGAGTATTTGATAAGATAATGGCTGAAGCACCTAAAGACCAACTATGGAACGGAACCATAGAAACAAATAGAGGGTGTCCTTTTGCATGTACATTTTGTGATTGGGGTAGTTTAACCTATGCTAAGATTAAAAAGTTTCCTATACCAAAAGTATTACAGGAACTTACATGGATGTCAGAACGACAAATAGACTATGTTACTATTGCTGATGCAAACTTTGGCGTATTCACAGATAGAGACTTAGAGTTTACAGAAAGGTTAGTTGACTTACAAAACAAAAATGGATTTCCTAAAGTAGTAGATGCTACTTGGTATAAGAATAGTAGTGATGAGATTTTAGAAATTGTTAAGAAGTTTATTAGCAGTGGTTTCAATAGAGGACTAACTCTTAGTGTGCAAAGTATGGACATGGATGTATTAGAAGAAATTAAAAGACGTAATATGGAAATGTCTGACCTCAAAATGATTTTTGAAAAATGCAATAGGGAAGGCATACCTAGTTATACAGAACTTATATTAGGCTTACCTAAGGAAACATATGAAAGTTGGAAAGCAGGATTGTGTGAAGTAATTAAAGCAGGACAACACAATGCTATAGAAAGTTGGTTAGCACAAATGTTAGAAAACGCACATATGAACTTACCTTCAGAAATTGAAAAGCATGGTATTACAACAGTTGTTGTAGAAAACTATGTTAGTGGATTCGAAGAGGAAGATAATATCTTTGAAAAAGTTAATTTAGTTACAGGTACAAAATATATGCCAACGCCAAAGTTTATTGACAGTTGGTTATATGCATGGGTTATTAATAACTTTCATAACTATGGTTGGAGCCAAGCAATAGCAAGATTAATATATGAGAAGAATGGTATTGAGTATGAGCAAACATACGATATGCTTTTCCAAGCATGTTTAGAAGACGAAGGTGTAGTTGGTCAACTAATACGAACAGCAAAAGAACAAATTACATTTTATTTAGAAACAGGTAGAAGCGATGGTCCTGGCATACTACAAGGGTTTAGTGGTCATACTTTAATGTGGGAGGCACAAACAGACTTCCACAAAAACGATAAAGCAATTAAAGAATTTGTAAAGAAACATCTTACACAAGAATACTGTAACCTAGATGACCATATGTATCAACATCTATTACAATTCCAACATAATTATACTACAGCAGAAGATACAGTATATCCATACTGGGCAAACACTGGATATAACTTTTACGAATACATAAACGGTATAGATAAAGAACTTACAAGTACAAAAGACAATTATCAATTCGACATTGCCGAACATGTCAAAGGCGAAGAATACTTTAATAGATTATACTTCAGACGCAGACAAGGTTGGGGCAAATCCATAATCAGTCAAAATACTTAAAAAACTTAACAACTGTTATAACTTTTGATAAATAAGGTTGGAAGTTTAGCAATCCCCTTCCACAAGAGGACGGTTGTTGGAGGTCATTGACGTAATATGTATTTACTGTAGGTTCCGTTTTGAGAATACATCATATGACTCCATAAAAAGTTTAGGAACTTTAACCCCTCAGCACTTGCCGTAAGGGAGTGTGAATTTGGGTGCTAATTAAAATATTAGACTCAAGGAGAGTAAGATGATAGTAGATAATACTAAGTTCTTCTTTCAAAATATGACAAGTAGTTGGTCCAACTTTAAAGCAAAATATTGCCCTAATGGACAGACTTGTAATGACATAGCAACTTTTGGAACATTAGGTTTCATGATTTGGTTTATGTACATTGCGATGGAGCCAATTATCAGATTTTAAAACCTGTACTGTTGAATTGAACGAATGACGAATAATTAAAAAACATAATGGAGCAATCCATTCTCCCATTTTTAGGCCCTGTAGAGATACAGGGTTTTTTTTGGGTAAATTTTGCATAAATATACTTGTAATTATTTACACACAAATACAAGGTAGTAGGATACCAATTAGGAGTAACATTATGGGATGGTTAGCCGACTGTTCTGAATCAGAACGAGCCAGTGTCCTGGCTAAAATGGCAGGGAGAGCATATCTTAGTGAAAAAGAATTAAAAGCCACTGAGAAGACTCTTAAGATGCAAAGGGCAAAAGCAAAATTTATACAAGATGGTGATGCAGAAGCATGGGTATTTATTACTCGTGACGATGCTATTATCGTAAGTTGCAGAGGAACTGAACCTACAGAGTTTAGAGATATACTAGCAGACTTAAAAACAATACCAGTAAGTCACCCTAGAGCGGGTCGAGTACATAAAGGTTTTAAAGAATATACAGATTTAGTATTTGACGAAATTCTAGAGCAAGTTAAAAAAATGCGTAAAAAAGAAGAGAACGTTTTTGTTGTTGGTCACTCATTAGGTGGAGCAATGGCAGTATTAGTTGCTGAAGGCTTACAAGCAGAAGGTATACCAATCAAGGAACTAAGAACATTTGGTCAACCAAGAGTTGGTAACAGAGCATTTAGAAGACATTTAGAAGGTTGTGACATTGGAAGATATGTACGTTATGTAAATAACAACGATATAGTGCCTAGTGTACCACCTTGGTTATTTGGATTTGTGCATGGTGGCAATTTACATTATATTAACAGTTATGGTTTTATTAGAGATATGACTATATGGCAAAGAATTAAAGATGGTTGGAGAGGTTTTTGGGCCGCATGTAAGCAGTTTAAATTCTTTGATTTTGTAGCGGATCATGGCATGCCTAATTATGTTGAGAAGGCAGGAAACATTGCAGACTTGGATAAATAGTAGTAACATAGGAGATTAATATGTTAGATTATATAAAATCAAGATTAAAAGAAAGGACTAGTTGGGATGGAAGTATCCTAATTGCAGGTGGTATTGTAATGATACTTGCACCTGTTAATTTAATTGCATACGGCATGATTGCCTACGGTGCATGGACTATCTGGAAAGAAGAGGACTAATTAAATGGCAAGTTTTGCAGAAGAACAAAAAATTAAAGCACACATGGAATTGATTATTGAAGACGGTGACTATAAAGCATACTTTAGTCAAGGTACTAATGCAGATGGCGTAAGTGCTTGGTACTTAACTAATGATTCTGATAAAGCGGCGGCAGATACTTTATTAGATGCCAAAGTTGCAGAACTTACTGCTATCGGCGATGCTACTGCTAATGGCGAAGGACCTAGTGACTTTGATGGTTATACTCCAATTCATTTTGATGACAGTATTGCAGATGCAGGCGTTGATTATAGAACTTGGTTTGTAGATGAAAATGCAGACTACTTTAAAGCAGACAACGGCAATAGTGATAGTTTAGTACAAGTTACTGAATCATCAGAAATCAGCACACTACTTACAGACAGCAATTACGTTGCTTAAAAATTTATTTTTATAGGGGGAGAACTCTGCAGGTTCAAGCCCTATATTTCTACGGTCCAATTCTAGGGCCAGAATACTACTATTACAATTAAATACTAATTGACAACGAGAACAAAAGGTAGTACAATTACACCATGCAATTAGACAAAGAAGATTTAGACTTCCTTAATGAATTAGAGCCTAGCGACTTGTACGAATTAATCGTAGAAAAAGGAGTCGATACGGTACCAACTAAGGAACTACTAGATGAATTATGTATAGATGATAATCGTGTATACGGTTGTCAAAGTCTAGTATGGGTCAATAGAATTGACGATAACTGGTACTGGGAGAGCAATGCATTTTTTGTACAAGGTCTAATAAATGTAGTGATGACTCATGTTGTACACATGACAGATGAAGAGATAGGTAAAATTAAAGTAGACGACTTTGCATTTATTTGTCCTGAAAAAGTAACGTGGGGAAGAGTAAGAGGCATAGAAAGTTTCTTGCGTAAATTAAAATTAATTGTTAACGGAGAAACTAAATGAATTTTGTACCATATGTAATAGAAAAAACAAGTAATGGCGAACGTAGTTATGATATCTATAGTAGATTATTAAAAGAACGTATTGTGTTTTTAAACGGAGAAGTAAACGATACTGTAAGTAATAGTATTTGTGCTCAGTTACTTTTTTTAGAAGCAGAAGATCCAGATACAGATATAAATTTTTACATTAACTCGCCAGGCGGTGTAGTTACAAGTGGTATGGCTATGTACGATACCATGCAATACATTAAACCAGATATTTCAACTATTGTAATGGGACAAGCGGCTTCAATGGGTAGTTTATTAGCACAGTCGGGTGCGGCTGGAAAACGTTATATGTTGCCAGGTGCTAGACACATGATACACCAACCATTAGGCGGTGCAAGTGGACAAGCAAGTGATATAGAAATCCGTGCTAAAGAGATTGTAAGAATTAAGAAAGAACTTACTGAAGTGTATGTAAGACATAATACTAAAGATAAAACATTCCAAGACTTTGAAAGTGCTATGGACAGAGATAATTTTATGACTGCCAAAGAAGCCTTAGATTTTGGGCTGGTAGACGAAATTATTACTAAGAGATAGATAAGTAATAGTATGACTATAAATGTTTTTAACCCAACAGAACTTGTTTCAGTTACAGAAAGTGCAAAAGCACACTTACTTCAGCAGATTGGCGATTCTATAGGTGTTAGTTTAGGACTAATGCCAAACGGTTGTGCAGGATTTGAATACGACTGGGAAGTCGTTAATGAAGTACCAGACGATTATACTGAATTACTATTAGGAGATAAGTTATTACTCGTAGACAATATGAGTTCAGATTTTCTAGTTGGTAGCATTATTGATTTGAAGGACGAAGGTATAAAAGGAAAGACACTAACAGTTACCTCCCCTAAGGCACTAGGAAGTTGTGGCTGTGGGGAATCGGTGACGTTTGATGTCTGAACTTAACTTCATAGAATATTCTGTAAACAGAAACGAATACGATCCAGGCGATGTTATTATCGCTTTACGTGGTTTAGGCTTTCAACAAATAAGCCATGCAATTAATGAAAAGGCTACAATGTGGTCTTGTAATGGTTGCGTATTACTACTAACTATTAATGATAAAATTGAAACAGGACTAACAGGATTAGGACTAAACACACCTATTGCACCAGATGGCAGTATTCACTGTGAAACAACAGGACTTAACCTATACAAAGACCCTAACGGATTAAACATCTATACTTACCCTGTTGAAGGATTTAAAAAAGTATTTGACGAACATTTTAATTTAAGAGGACAAGCAGGTACACAAGATGCATTACAGTTCTTTGGTGGTGTTGTATATAGATGTAACAGTTCTAATATCAGAAATACTTTAGTAGACCAACTTAAATTAAGAATTGTAAAAACAACAGAAAATTATATAACAGGTGTTTGTAGTCAAAACAGATTTAATATACTTTGGGATTTACATAGTGAAGATAATGTGCTTGATACATTAATTATTGTTACAGACGATATAACAGATGTTGTTTCAAAATACATTGGTAGAGGATTTGATAGTGCTCCACTTAATGATGTAAGAAAATTAGAGATAAAAGAAAAGTATGCAACACAAGAAGAAGCATTATTTCCGCCAACACATTTTATTGCAGGTTGGGATTTGAATTTAGGCGGTAAAGAGAAAAGTTATGTTATCGAAAAAATGTTCGAAAATGCATTGCCTAACTTAAATATAGTAGTGCAAGAGAGACATAATCACAACGGAATAAACGAAGAAACATTACTTTACTACTCTCAAGTTCACGAATTTGAGGGGCAGTTAGTTGAATAGTATATTAGATAACATTTTTCCATACAAGTTATTAGGTAAAACATATACTAGTAAGCCAGAAGACATAGAAGATAGAACTGCTATGTTTAGAGAACGTTGGGATAGTTGGAAACATACAAGTATAAAATTACCAGCAGATTTACACAAAGCGGCTAGTTATGGTAGTGCTAGATATATACAAGGGTCTGCAGATAAAAAAGTTAAAACTTTTGCAAAGAAACACAAATTAAAAGAGTTTTGGGAATATCAAATTAGAGGCGATGAATTAAGATTCGCTGATGAAGATTTTGCATTACTATTTAGATTAACATTATGAATCCATTAATAGATTACACCACTAAGACAACAGACGAGTTGTTAGAGTTAAACAAAGAGTACACTAAAAAGTTATATAACATTAGTGGTACAAATCCTTTGTATAATCATATATTGGCATTAAGAGATCAAGTGCAAATGGAATACGGCGAACGTATGCAGTTGCAAATACACAAAGATAAACTAAAAGGCGACCACGCAAAAATTATAGAGATAGGAGAGATTGAATCTGTAGAATACGGACTTGATCCTGATGATCAAACTAAATTTGTAACAGAGGTTGCTAACACATACAGAAGCAAAGATGAAGACAATACACCTAAAGACGGATAAAGAAATACATTTAATAGGAATGTTAAATGTTCCTAACGAAAGTGATATAGAATCCTTAGAACAATTTAGATTTACAATAGCATACACTATGTTTGTTAGCCAAGATAACAATGAATCAATTGAAGAACTAAGCATAGCACAAAATATAAGTTATCAAAAAATAAATCATTTTTTAAGTTATTATGTCGACCATGCAATGTGGTATGATGTAAACGGACAAGATATGATAGATAAACATTTAACACAATGTAGAAATTTATTATTAATAACACCTATAGTTAATGTAACATACTTAGGAAATTGCTTGTTTAAAAAATTTAACACACTATGCAAACCAAATGTATATGTAGATGGCGTGTCTATATTAGACCACAGTACAGGATTATCATATGTTTATAGAACAGATGAGCCTGATGCAGAAATAGAAATATTACCAGATTCAAAAGAATGGCCCGGAGAGTTTTCTATATATGATACACCATGGTGGGAGAGAGATAGCATAAGTGCATACGACTATTCTTGCAAATCTCAAGAAGAATTAGATAATATTAAATTTCAAATAGAAGAAGGTGAGATTGAACACGAAGATTGGAAAATAATCGAAGATGAAGTTATAAAACAATTAAGTAACGATCCTAATTTTAATCAAGAAAACGGTAAGGTAATTAAGTTTGATTTTAAGAAAGCAAACAACCCTAAAAAGGTTGACTAATAACAAACAATACTATATACTAACAATATGTTAGACAAGCATAATAGATATCTTAGTGACGAGAATACAGGCGTAGAAATGCTGTATCGTAATATAGATATTAACACTACTGAGTTTCAGAACACTGATGATATTGCAATGTACAATGAAAATGCTGAGCATTTTGATATAAAAACGTTGCAAATTTTAGGTGAAGATGATTTAGATAGGATAAATACATACATAATTCCACAACACTATAAAGATTTAGATGTTGAGGAATATATAAGAGAGTTAGTTCCAAACGGAGTGGACGGCACTGATAACGCCGAGGCCAGTCAAAGGGTTGAGATGGAACTAGCAATGTATAAGGAAAGAGGACTTTATCCTATACTACAAGTATTAATATATGTTGTAGACACTCTAAGAAAACATAATTTAGTTTGGGGTGTAGGTAGAGGCAGTAGTGTAGCAAGTTATTTGCTCCATTTAATCGGAGTCCACAAAGTAGATTCGGTTAAATACAATTTAGATATAAAGGAATTCCTAAAGAGGTAAGAATGGTACAAAGAAAAAGTAATAAAGGTGTTATTATCGATATGGAAACATTACTATCAATGAATAGTGATGAGTTAGCAGTTGGTAACATGAAAGTTAATGCGGCAGGTGATGTATTAGGTGACAAAGGCGAAGTCATACAAAAAGCAGAAGACCGTGTTAAAGCCTACTATGAAGCCAATCCTAAATCTAGTACTGCTCAGTCATCGTTAAAAGGCGCAATGCCAGACGTTCCAGAACAAGTACAATCAGATATGGCTCCAGAGTTAAAAACTGCTGAAGCAGAAAAAACAGAAGCAAACCAAAGTGTAATGGATCAAGTAGATCCTGCTAGTGTGCCTGCTCCAGATGTAATTCAAGAAGAAGTTACTATGGTAGATGAGGAAAGAACAATAGTAAGTTACAAAGAAGTAGAATTACCTAACGGTGATATTGAAATGGTTCCTGTATACGAAGATGATTGGACTGAAGATGACAAGGCTTAGAGCATATAAAGATAACATACTTTGCATTGAAGGTGATTTTGGAGACAAAACTACTGAAGCAGGTATTATAATTAAATCCACAATAGGTTCAGACGAAGGTATTGCACCACGTTGGTTCAAAGCATTTGAAGTAGGTCCGGACATTGATTGGGTTAAGCCAGGTCAATGGTTGTATGTTGAATATGGCAGATGGACAGAAGGTTTTGCTGTAAAAGACGATAGACTTGAAGTAGGTCAAAAACTATGGAAAGTAGATCCTGAAGCATGTATGATGATATCAGATGAAGATCCTACTGCAAACAACACAAACATTGGTAACATATCCTCTATGAAGCCAGACGATATTTAATATGAAATTACAAGAAGCACCACAACGAACAGGTCTTAGCACCGTAGGATTATCAGGAATTACTATACTAGCAGGAGTTGTATTCGACTTTCTTAACCCTTGGTGGTTAATTGCAAGTGCATTTCTTATCCTAGTAGGAGTTGGACTTGAATCAGGACAACGTAAAGAGTTTTAACTGTAACTTATAGTAATTACAGCAGTACCAGTGGTACTACTATCAGCATCAAAATAAGCCAACACACTAGTATCAGTTGCATTAGAGTAAACAAAATTAGGTTGTACTTCGTATGTTCCAGTATCTGTTAAATCCAAATAATCATCTGTCATTAGTCTATCAGTATCACTAGCATCACCAACTGTAAGAGTTGGAGCACTACCGTCAAATGCAGTTGTAACATCAACTGTAACACTTTGTACTTTACTACCACTACTGATATTGCCTATAACAGTACTTGCACCAGTTGAGTGTAAAATAGTTGTTGTAAGTGTACCTGAATCTGTAACTGCACTATCGGCTGTACCAATAAGTGTTAAGTGTCCTGCATTGGCTGGATCAGCCTGGTCGGCAATGTACAATCTATATTCACCATCACCACCATCAGCAACTTTAACAAAGTCACCTGCTTCTACATCATTAGCGGCAAATAAGGCTGTAAGGTTTGCATAGGTTCTATAAACCATGCTACTACCAGTTGATGTAACACCAGTGTTACCAACATATCTTGCGCCAGCAACATAAATTACATTACCACTTGACGTGCCTATAGCACTTGGAAGGTTGCTACCAATAAAGTTTAATACACCTGACTGGTAATCAAAATACCATTCGTCACTTGAACCAGAACCTGTTTCAAATAATTGTGTACCATTTGTTTGTACATCTGCTGTACTAGTAGGAGCGGCATAAACTTTTAATTGGTATGTTGCACCAAAACTTGGAGATATCCAATTTGTTGCATTTGTTTTCCACGTTCTATTATCTGATGAACTACCGTCCTCAACTATTTCTAATGCATCTGCATCTGCATCTGTGTAAATGTGTACAATACTGCTATTAGCACTTGGTATTGTACTTGGAATACTGCTTGACTGATTCCAAATATCCGAATCTTTAATTACTAAACTACTTGCTATAGGTTCATTAGGTGCTTTTTTGTTATCATTAGTATCAGTTTTGGCTTTACCAAAACCAATCTTCTTCCAAAGTAAATCAATTTTTTGTGAATCTGATATTGCCATTATGCTATACTCAATGCTGTGAGTTCGTCTCCGGACTCTAGTTTAATTCTAATTAATATATTATTACCAAAACTGTTTGTTGCATTTTGGTCACCTAATGTTAAGGTAAAACTATCATTACTATATGTTGTACCATCTATAATTCTATCACCTGATGTAAATGCACAACCATTTGATCCGTTTCCACCATTACTGGTATCACTACCAGGAGTTCCTGCACCACCGTACGTTACACCTGCATCAATCCAACCATTTAATCCACTAGCACTATCTATGCCTGTGGCTGGAGCCGCTACAAAAAAGCCACTTACCTTACCACTTAATGTAATTGTAAAGTTAGCCATTGTAGTTCTTCTAAATGCAAAAGTAAAATATTGTGCTCCACTTCTGCCTGTGTTTAAATCTGGTCCTTGGGGTAGGTATGCTGTACTACTTAAATCTGTATCAAAATGTTTTATTTCTCCCCAACGTGTAACTGCTTCAGTTGTACCTGCAATAGTTTGTGCACCAGTCCAAGCACTACCTGTATAGTAGTTAGTTGAATTACTAAAACTTGGATTATCTGTACTAGGCAAACCTGTAATACGTTTTCCGTTATCATTAAACCCAGCACCTAAACTACTTGATACTGATATGCTCTCTTCATCAATACCTGTACTACCATTAAATGCTTGTACATATTTGCCACTTAGTTCTGCATAGGAACCTGTGCCATTAACACTAAACATTCTTGCTTTAATTTGTTCTATACCAATACCACCGCCATTAACATTAACAGTAACATCACCTAATGAATATGCGGCGCCACTATTGGCACCTGTATTTGCTTTTGGTACACCACTATCTAAAAATGTTGTAGTGCCATCTATTTCTGCGTAAGTGGAATATTGTGTTGAAACTGTTGAACCACTTGTTGATTCTTGATTAGTACCGTTTGCTATAGCAAATGGACTTGAAGTTTGTGAGTAACATTGACCAATCCAATCGTAAACTGTTACGCCACCTAATGTTAATGTTGCATCATTTGTGTAATAAGGAACACCTGAAATATATTTTAATGTTCCTGCACTTGCCTGTACAAGTGTTGCACCTGACATACTTACTGTTGGTGTATCTACTACGTCATCTTTTACAAAAGAAAGTGTATTAGTATCACCTGTAACAGAATGACTTAATTTGTATGAGTGCGAACCAACTGCCAGTCCTGCTGTGGACTTAGATACTTTTGCTTTAAATCCTTGATGTAATCCTGGACTATAAATTGAATTACTAAATGATGATGAACCACCACTACTGCTTAAAAATTGATAATCACTTTCTTGTGTAATAGTAAGTCCGTTATCACTGCCACTATCATCTGCATTACTAAATGTTATAGAACCATCTGTAGCACCATCTATAACTGCTGTTAATGTTCCAGCATCTCCATTATAAGCAAAACTACTCATAACTGTTGATTCTGTTGTTGTGCCTGCACTTGCATTTGTAATTCTTGTAACTGATTGTCCTACAGTAACACTATCCGCTGTACTGTTATCAGTAAAGCCATGTGCCGCTCTAGGACTTGAACCTGAACTGTTTTCACCAAATGTAATTGTTTTACTACTTAATCCACTTGGTGCTGATATACTGCCGTCATATACTTTTAATGAATCTGTTGCAGTACTGTTTAATTCACCTGGGTCTGCTGTACTATGAGCAGTTTGTACTAAAGTAATTGTTCTCATACTGGAGCCACTATCAGAAGCATAAGCATGACTTTTTCTTGCTTGACCTACGTCACCTGCTGTACCACTACTAATTGTTTCTGTAGCACTACCATCACCCCAATTGACTGTATAAGTACAAGTTGCTGAGCCTGAGTTTGTTGTTGTATTTTCTAAATAAATTGTTTCACCCGAATTAATTTCTCTACTGTTACCAGTTAATGCACTACCACCAGAACTAGCAGTAAATATGCCAAAGTTGGCTACTGGAGTTGCTGTATATAATGTAATGAAATTTGTTTTTGTTACTGTAGCACTGGAACCTTCACCACTACCACTTGTATTTCTTGCTACAATTACAACGTCATATGGTGAATTTGAATTGTCTGTATATGTATGACTTGGAGTACTGTCTGATGTGCCATTAGTATTGGAACCATCGCCCCAATCTATGTCATACTGATTTGAATTACCAACTGTAGATATAGTTAATGTAACTGTAAGTGGATTACCACCTGAACTAACGTTGGTTGTTGCATCTACACTTTTAACATAAGTATTGTTTCTTATGTTTTCCATAGTTTCGTTTAATCTGTCTATGGACTCTGATACTGTAGTTGAGCTTGTTAGTGATGTAACACTACCCGGACTAACAAAGTCACCATCACCTCCAGTACCCAATGTAATATTGTAAGCATTTGTACTTACATTACTAACTGCTGTATCTAATTGTGATTTTGTTACTGCATCCGTACTTACCACACCGTCGGCAATCCTCATATTTGCTAATGTTGTACCGTCGTTCGCCATAACTTGCATGGCACTTGTAGTTGCATTTGCTACTAACTTAGGTCCTCTTTTACCAAATTGAAGATCAGTGGATACACCTTTTTGACCAAATCTATTTTCGTTTGCCAATTTATAACTCCTACACTACAATGGTTTCTTATTGTTATTTATCACTTGACATTAAATTTTTATATGCTATAATAAGTTAAAATTGCAATGGAGAATTAATATGCACAAAGAAAAACAAGTAAAAGCACAATTTACTAAATCGGCTAGAGTTATTAGTGACTATGCTAATGATTTATATTTTGAACAACCACGTGATGGATTAATCAAACAAGAATTAATCACATACGAAAACTTAGAACATGGAGTTAAAAAAACTACGGTGGAAAGGATCTTTACCACAAATGGTGATTACAACGACCACACCACAATAAGTATATTACCTAACAACATCTAAGGAGAAAGAGTTGAAAGAATTATGGGTAGAAAAGTATCGTCCGAATACTATAGCAGACTATGTATTCAGAGATACAAATCAGAAAGGACAAGTTGCAGGTTGGATTAAAGACGGAGCATTACCACATTTGTTATTCAGCGGAGCACCAGGAACAGGTAAAACAACATTAGCAAAAGTTTTGTTGTCTGAACTTAGTGTGGATAGCATGGACATATTAGAAATAAATGCAAGTAATGAAAATAGTGTCGATACCATCCGTAGCAAAATTACAAATTTTAGTAGCACCATGCCGTTTGGTGACCTAAAGTATGTATTGCTGGATGAGGCTGATTATATTACCCCTAATGGACAAGCCGCTCTACGTGGTGTTATGGAAACATATCATACGTCTTGTCGCTTTATATTAACCTGCAACTATCCACAAAGAGTTATTCCTGCACTTCACAGTAGGTGTCAAGGATTCCATATTAATAAACTTGATACTACAGAGTTTACTGCCAGGATAGCAACTATATGTATTGAAGAAGGTGTTACAATGGATTTAGAAACACTTGACACTTATGTACAAGCAACATATCCAGATTTGCGTAAGGCAATTAATTTAGTACAGCAGAACGTAGTAGACAATGTATTGCAACGTCCACAAGAAGGCGACGGTAATACTAGCGATTGGATGCTTAGTGCTGTTGAATTATTTAAAGCCAGCAAATACAAAGAAGCAAGGAACATGATTGTAAGTCAAGCAAGACCTGAAGAGTATGAGGACATATACAAGTTCATGTATAGAAACTTAGAACTTTGGGGAGACACTGAACAAAAACAAGACCAAGCAATTATAATTATTAGGAATGGTATTGCTAAGGGTATTGCTGTAGCAGATCCAGAGATTAACTTATCTGCTACTTTAATTGAATTACAACTAAATAGTATGTAATATGGTAGACTTAGAAAAAACAAAAAGAATACAGCAGGAACAAGAAGTAGAGTTTGTTCACGTAGGCTGGCGAGCAAAACTCAAGCAATGGTGGAGAACACTTTGGCGTGAAGAATGGGAACTTACTGTATATTTTATAGCAGAAACTAAATTTTTTGAAGACAGTTCGAGAGTTAGCAGTTATGCACCTAAAACGTATCGTGCGAAAGCAATCAAAAAACTTACACAAACACACATTATATTCGTAGACCTACTAGGTATTAAACATGAAATTAAAGTTGTTGAACCTGTAGGATATGATTTACGCAAGATATACTAATGTACCTAAAAGCCGAGCATGAGTTAGACAAGAGTCTGGCTGAAGACCACTTCACTGTTTTATTCCATTATGCTCAAGAGAGTGAAACTCAAGTATTAATTAATGAGTTCATGCAAACCAAACTGGACACTATTACTGGTGTAAGAAACCAAACAGATGTTGATATTCATTTGCATGATGTATTTGACTTACATCCAACTGGCAAAGAACATAAAGAACGATTACAACAATCGTTACAAGAGTTGCGTAAAGAACAAGCCGGTAATATATTATTTGACCAAATACATTTCCATAGTACAACTCCTTTAGAAGTAGACCAACCTCAGATTGTAGCAGATGGTCCATATGATTTAGTGTATGTAAACTTACCTTACAAATTGCCACAGAGTCCTAATAGTGTAGACCTAGTCGTAGGTGAAACAATTAAGTTATGGTGGTCTGGAATAGAGCCTGGCGGCATTATGCTTATACCAGACTATGATAAAATTGCTATAAGGCGTCAAGTAGATTTATTTGTAAGAAGTAAACAATGCGAATATGAAAAATATTATGATACTAACTGGGACCAACCAGAACTAGGCGAAGACCATTTTATGATTGCACTTAGAAAAGATGAGATTTAAAGAACAAAACGTAGACATTATTATTGAAGAACATGGCTTTGGTCCATGGCTTAAAGAATTAAAACCTGACCTTAATATGCGTAAAGTACTTGTTATAGCAAGTAGCAGTATTAATATGGACTTAATAAAACAAGAACTTGATAAATGTAGATTTGAGAACGTAGCATATTTAATAGATAGTTTTGTAGATCCAACTACAAATAGTATTCAACAAGCACACAATATTTTTGTACAATCTCAATGCGATACTATTATTGCAATAGGTGGTGGAAGTGTAATTGATTTAGCCAAAGGCATAATGTATGAAGAAATAGGAAACCATGTTATTTTTATAGCATGTCCTACAACGTATGCTGGAACTGAACTAACCAAAGGTTTTATGGTTGTTAGAGATGACTTAACTAAAAAAAGTGTGTATGACGTAGCCGTACAGCCAAATGTTATACTAATTGATCCTATTTTAGCACACACTTTACCACATAAAATTAGTGTTGTTGTGGCACTCGATGCCTTAACTCATTGCTTAGAAGGAGCGACAAGCAGTCTAAAGAACCCTGTAGCAGACGGTAGTGCTCTGTATGGAGTACAACTAATAACACAACATTTACCCACAGAAACTATAGACAAGCAATGGCGTATAGATATGGCTATTGCAGGATTACTTGGTAGCAAAGCAATGGACTGTGGACTAGGACATATACACACAATAACTTATGCTATTGCAAACAATACTAGTTTATCTCACGGTGAACTTAATTGTTTGTTTGCACCATTTGTAATTGCAAAAACATTAGAGTATGATCCTGATGTATACAAATACATTGACATTGAAAAAGTTCTGTCAATATATAAACATTATATTGTGGAATGGAATTTGATGTCTAGGTATACCGACGAGCATGAAGATAGATTTATTGCTCAGGCTGTACAGGACTCTGCATATATTAGTCACCCTGTAACTTTTAAAGCACAAGACTTTCAAGAAATATTTGACAACATTATCTCGTTCTAATAAACCTTTCCCATTGTCTCTCATGAGCATAGTATAAAAACATTTTAGTAATTACTTCTAAACTTGCTATACTTACACCCGCAACTATATTTCCTGTAATTAACCAACTCAGTAAGAAAGTATCTAAACTTGCTACTACTCTCCAAGTACAAGTTTTATAAAAACTATATCGCTTTTTTGCTTTTGCCATTATTTGACTCCTTAGAAAAAGAAAGGAGACCGAAGCCTCCCTTCCAACTTTCACTTAGAAAAACTACTTTTTGCCGTCTTTCTTAAATAAGTGATATAACACAAAGGCACCTACAAGACCTAGCAATCCTTCTGCGGAAAGGCCTTTAAGAATACCCATAACATTGTCCACTACACTTACCTCGGGCCAGAAAGGAATTCCTGTGCCGTTGAATAAGACTTCGAGAACTATGCCAAGTGCTAAAAGTGATAATCCTGTTTGTGTCAAACCGTGAGCCCAATCACCCACCTTCTTGATTATATCCATATAATATTCTCCCATTGGTTATTATAAAACCAATATTATTTACGCCTGTATTCTAAAGGTAAACTACTACTATAAGTTAAATAAGTACTTTAATTGGATGAAACTAAGGATAACTACCGCCAAATGTTAATAGAACTAGAAAATATTAATTTTGAACACGAAATCGAGGTTTCCGGGTACGACAAGAGCATTATTTCAATATTGAATGCCTATGCTTTTGAAAAGAAAACAACAGGATTGGTTGAATTTGGGAGAGGTAACGGAAATTTATTTTCATTTATTTCTGATGCTAGTATGGGAACGGTATCAATTCTAGAAGATTTCACACAAACTATATTTCAAGGCGATTCTACACAATATAAGGATTTAGAAGTTACAACTTACAATGCATTTGCAGGCAAACCACTTGACCAAAAGTTTGATTTTATATATTGTTCTTTACCTAATATGATACCAGGATTTGAACAGCATATATTTGAGTCTAGATTAAAAATGGCATTTGAAAATTTGATGCTTATGCTTAATGAAGATGGTATACTTATAACTGTAGACTTTAATACCCAAAGCATTAAGACAATAATAGAATCATTAGACAAGCCTTATATGCCTTATATTCAAACTAATGATGATGACATTAATCCTGCATACTATATGTGTGCAATAAAAAACTAACAAAGACACTAAAATATGAAATTTTACGATTACGATTTAGAGTACAGCGAAAAATGTTTTACCCCATCAACTGTAAGTAATTTAACTGCACCAAGAATACCTGTACAAGGTAAAAAAGTTTTAGACCTGGGTTGTGGTATAGGTCCATTGTCTGTTTATTTTGCTAAGAATGGTGCTAGTTGGGTAACAGCAACAGATATATACGAAGAACATATTAAGTATGCTAGGCTCAATGCACAAAAACATAATGTAGACATTGGTATAGTTCAGGGAGATTTATTTGAAAACATCTCTGATACATATGATATAATATGTTGTGATGTATCTGGCATAGATAGACGAGTAGCAGAAATTACAGATTGGTTTCCTAGTGGCGTACCAATAGCAGATGAAACAGGTAACAACATAATTTGCAAAGCAATAGAACAAGCACCAAAATATCTAAATGAAGGAGGCGAGATGTATATTTGCGTATCTTCTTTTTCTGATATTAAAAAACTAGAAGAGACCGTAGGTGACAAAGGCGGACCTATATTTGAAAAGAACATTCCTTTTAGTAAAACATTAATGGAAAAGCATCATTTATTAGATCCTAATAGTTTTATAAAAAGAGGTTCTAGGTTCATGTGGACGTTTAGTTTATGGAAGATTTAGTAAAAGAAATATTACAAGAGCCAGAATTTAAACAAGGTGGATTTGTTTATAAACACGTTGCTGGTGGTAACCCTGAACCTTTAAGAGCAGTACAGAGTACAGTAGACCGAATGAGAGAACTTCATGATATAGAAGACTCCCAATTCGGTAAACTGTGTGAAAGACTACTTAACGAAATTACTAAGATTTGTAAATCTTAAGTACTTCAGCAACTGCTGGATGTCTTTCAATTTGCCTGTGGTCAAACTCAATTAAATTTATTCTGTCAGAACTAAATTGCTTTAACCTATCAATAAAGTCAGCAAGTCCATTACTAGTAAAACCTCTATCATGTTGATTAAGGTCACCAGTAACAATCAACTTACTGCCGTCACCTATTCTAGTAAGTAACATCTTCATTTGTTCTTGAGTTGCATTTTGCATCTCGTCTGCAATTATAATTGCATTTTTAAAAGTTCTTCCTCTCATATAGGCAAGAGGTGCCACTTCAAGTTTATTGTTTTCTACTAAGTATTCCATTTCTTTGGGATGATAATACTCATCGAATATATCAAATATGGGTCTAGTCCATGGCGCCATTTTTTCTACTAACGAGCCAGGTAGAAAACCATGTTGTTCATCTACACTAACTGCCGGTCTAGTTATAACTATTTTATCCACGTTACTATTTCTAAATTCTTTGATAGCATATAATGTACTAATCAAAGTTTTACCCGTCCCTGCAGGTCCTGTCGTGAATACTATGTTATTGTTGGGATTTGTTAGCGACTCTAATAAGTCGTCTTGTTTAAAGTTCCTTGGAACTATGTTGACTGTCTTCTGTCTTTGTATGGTCTCTACTTGACCACCTCGAATTATCTTCAAATTTCTGTTCTCCCTAATTTGTGTTTTAAATTGACGTTCTTTACGTTTCTTTCTGGACATGTTACTATACTCCTTGAATGCCGCCCAAACGAATACAATGCAGAATAAATTCCTGCAAGATGACTCTTATTGGGGGGATTTGATATATGTTTGTGTTTAGTTTGATTTAACATACTCATATATTACTTATCTTTCGGTCCTTTTAGAATAACTAATTAGTTAATGAAATGATAAATACATTTACAATAGGAATATATACATGCAAACCTTAAAAATTATTAATGACAACATAAGAAAAATATCCGAAACTAATACGTTGTTGGATATGCTTTTAGAGTTCGAAGGAGTGTTAGATACATTTGATATGTATGCTTACAAGAACTGGAAAAAGGGTGAAGTTATAAACGGACCTAAACTAGGTAGATACTTTATTGAGGTAGCATTAATGTATCCGTATGAGGATATGCCAGATCCTGAAGCATTACTTCGTTTGAAAGCAAATGATTGCGATGTTAAAATGTACAAGGATCAGTTAATTAAAAGTAAGAAGATTAAAAGTGTTGAAGACACGGAAGTAGTAGTACGAGGTAATGCTCCAAGGCGTGTTGCTAAAAAAGAACAACATGATGTCTGGATAGTTGAAGTAAAAATGCCAAGACGTTTTGTAGATGAATTTAGCACAGAACAAATTGAAGCGGCAGAAGATGCCTACGTAGACATGGAGGCTATCCAAAGCGGTGTTGACCAAAATTTAGAAAACCCAATCAACAATGCAGATCCTATGGCACCACCAGTTGATCCTATGGCAGGAACAACACCAGGAGTTGGTCTATAATGAGTTTAGAACATTATGACTTAAAAGAAGTCGTTAAAGATGAAATAAGTATCGATGAGTTTGAACCTAAAACAGGTGAGAAAGAAAACGTTGCTGTATTTGGTTTTTATGTAACTGAAAAAGCAGTTGGTGACGACTTAGCAAATTTTCTAGATAAAAGTTCCTTTGATTTCAGAGATGTCGAAGTAACTCCAAATCCAAATCCAGATAATTTATATATGGTATTTGTTGAAGTAGATAGACAACCTGGAATAGTTGACATGATTAAAGAAGTTGCCAAAGATGTTGTAAACATTGCAGGCAAAATGGATTGGAGAGGTAAACCATTACTAAGTGATAGACCTTTTGATTTAGATGATCCTCAACTAGAAGGACTAGTAAAAACAACGCCAGAAGAATACATCACAAGAGAAGAGTATGACGATATGATTAAACAAGAAGAAGATAACAACATTACAGATTTTGTTTTAGATAATACTAATGCTTCTACAGTCACACTTACAGACAATATTATCAATATAATTGACTATAAGAACAATGTTAAGTTAGAATTTGTTTCTTTTGGTGATGGTAAACCCACATTAGAAGAGGCAGGGCTTAGTGACCTAGCAATTGATTATGATTTTGATAGACATCTTATCAAAACACTAGAAAGTTTGAGAGGAGATTTAAATATATTACCTATCAACAGAAACATAGTGATGCATAATCCTGCAACGGATCAAGTTCTAGTAGTCAAACCATGTTAGCATTTTTAAAATCCCTACCTTTTGTCGGCATAGCATTACTAATGGCATACGGTGCCCATAGTTTTATTGTTGGCAACTTAAACGATTCAATAGACAAACTGCAAATGCAAGTAGAACAATATGTTGCACAGAATGTTGCATTACAAACAGCCGCCGACTTAAATGAAAATACAATTAGAAGTTTAGAAGAAGGTGCAAAAAAACAAAGAGAACAAATTACAAGTTTAACTGATAACTTAAATGTTGCAGTAGAACAGAAAAACGAAGCATTAAGAATATTTAATGACCATGACATAACTAAACTAGCCAAAAACAAACCTGGACTTATGGAGCCTAGAGCAAACAAAGCCACAAAATTAGAGTTTGACGGCATAGAAGAGTTAAGTAAAGATAATGAACAAAACGATTAGAAATTTAACAGTAGTTGGACTAGCATTACTCCTAGGTGCATGTGCTAGTACAGGCACTGGATATCAACCTTTACCTCCTGTAAAGGTAATTACCGAAACAGTTGAAGTAGAAATATATGCTCCACCTTTACCACCAGCAATTGATTTACAAGATGTTGATTGGAAAGTTATTTCAAACTATCCTTGCAGACCAGCAACAGGCAAAGATAAGAAAACAGGTTTATATACATACGACAAATATGAAAAAGAAGAATACACAACTGAAGAAGGCGAAACTAAAACTAGATTAAAAAGAGATGCTGATAATAAACGTATACCTTTGCCAGTAATAGAAGGTGAACAGGTATGCGGTAATTTAAAAGAAAAAATATATGAAATAGAAAAATTACTGGATGGTGAATTTGTTGTATTTGCAGTTACACCCAGTGGATATCAAGCATTAAGTACTAACTTACAAGAGATAAAAAGATACATAGCACAACAAAAAGAAATCATTTATTACTATAGAGAAGCAACTGCTCCTAAAGGCAAAGAAGGCTGGATAGAAGAGAACAAAGAAAGACAAGAAAACGACATTGAAGCCGCAGAGGCCGATAATGAACAACCAATTGCTGAAGCACCTAAAGAAGAAGGTGGCTTTAGTATCAAATCACTATTACCGAATATAGGCGGTAAGGAATAAAAGAACCATGAGCGATACATTTAATAGACTTAAACCATTATTTGTCGAACTAAGAATAGACGAAGATAAAATTGTTCCAGAAGCAAAACTATTTGAAGATTTAAACTTTGATAGTTTAGATTCTGTAGAAATTGTTATAGATGCTGAAGAAGAATTTGATATTGTTATCGAAGACGCTGATGTAGATAATTTTGAAACAATACAAGACATTATCACATACATCGACGAACGTATATAAACACAATTTTAACTTGACTTTGTTGTTGCTATAACTTATAATAGCAATATGGATTATTACGAAACATTAGGTGTGAATCACACAACTACACCGGATGGAATTAAAAAAGCATACAAGAAACTTGCTTCTAAACATCACCCTGATAAAGGTGGTGATGAGGAAGAGTTTAAGAAAATCCAACAGGCATACGAAACATTAAGTAACCCCGAAAAGAAACAACAATACGATAATCCAGATCCGTTTGCTCAAATGGGAGGCAATCCATTTGGTCAAGGTAACTTCCAAGATATATTTAGTGAAGTATTTGGAGGAGGCTTTGGACAAAGACGCCAGCCTGCTCGTAATCCAGACGGAGTATGTGACGTACATGTAGACATTGCAGAAGTTTATACAGGGTGTGAAAAAACTATAGATGTTGGCTTTGCAAAATATAAATTAACTATTCCTGCAGGTACATATCACGGAACAAAATTTGTTATGCATGGCAAAGGTCCACAACAGCATTCACAACTTCCTCCCGGCGATTTAATTTGTAGAATACATGTAATTAATTTGCCAGAATGGGATAGACATAACGATGATTTAATTATTAAAGTTGAATGTGATTACTTCGAAGCCATGATAGGCACTTCGATAAGATTCCCACATATAGATGGAAAACAATTTGAAGTAAAAATTCCAAGTAGAAGTTTACCTAATAGTAGACTCAGACTTCCTGGTAAAGGAATGCCTAATCCTACCAATGGGCGTATAGGTGATTTATATGTAATAGTTGGAGTGACTTCACCCAAACTAAGTGATGAAGATATACGAAAAATAAAAGAATTTAAAGACAAGGAAATGTAAATACTAGTATGAGCCAATTAGATAATGTAATAACATGTGCAGTAAATTATGCATCAGATAAAAATCACGAATATGTGACATTAGAACATTTAATGTTATGTTGTTTGGAAGAAGAAGCAATTATAGAATTGCTAGATAATTTTGAATGTGATGTAGAACTTACACGACAAGATTTAAAAAACTATTTAGACGATGACTCTACAAACGGTTTAAAAGGAGATGTTCCTTACGATGGTAAGCCTAAGAAAACTGCAAGTGTAGAACGTGTAATGCAAAGAGCATTTGCTCAAGTTATTTTTAGTGCTAGAGACCAAGTAAGCAGTATAGATTTATTTGTTAGTATTCTTAGTGAAGATGATACACATGCCAAATATCTTTGTGAACTAAATGGTATAGATAGACTGGCTGTAGTACAAGTATTAACAGCAATGAATACTGCTAACATGAAAGAAGCAGAAGACTTCCTAATTAATTTAAATAAAAAAGCCAGTGAGAGTGAGATAGATCCTTTAATTGGTAGAGCAGAAGAAGTCAGTGATGTAGTACATATCCTTGCTAGACGTAAAAAGAACAATCCACTATTAATTGGTGAGCCTGGTGTAGGTAAAACTGCTATTGCAGAAGGACTTGCATTAAAGATTGTAGAAGGGCAAGTGCCAAATGCTCTTAAAGAAAAAGTAGTATACAGTTTGGACATTGGTGCCTTACTTGCTGGTACTAGGTACAGAGGAGACTTTGAAGAACGTATTAAAACAGTATTAGATAGTTTAGAAGAAGATAAGAATGTTATCTTGTTTATAGATGAGATACATATGATAATGGGTGCCGGTAGTGCAGGAAGTAGTAACGTTGATGTTGCTAACTTATTAAAACCATTATTAGGTAGAGGTAAACTACTTACTATGGGTGCTACAACAAACGATGAGTATAGCACACACTTTGAAAAAGATAAAGCATTATTGCGTAGGTTCCAACGTGTTGACATAGAACCAACAGATGTTCCTACTACTATAGAAATAATGAAAGGACTTAAACCTTTCTTTGAAGAATTCCATGGTGTAACATACACAGACGAACTAGTTGCAAAGAGTGTCGACTTAGCCGATAGATATATTAAAAACAAATTCTTTCCAGACAAAGCAGTAGATGTAGTAGACGCCGCCGGAGCCGCAGTTAAATTACGAGGTGAGGAGATTGTTAATACATCAGATGTTGTTCATGTTATTAGTAAAATGAGTAATATTGGTAAAGATGTTATTGATGTTGACAGCACAGAAGGATATAAAAGTTTAGACAAACGTATTAAGACTAAAGTTTACGGGCAAGACGAAGCCATAGATCAAATAGTAGAAGCGATACTTGTTGCTAAAGCAGGACTTAGGGAAGAGAATAAACCCGTTGGTAGTTTCTTATTAGTAGGCCCAACTGGTACAGGTAAAACAGAAACAGCAAAACAATTAGCAGACCAAATGGAAGCCAAACTTATACGTTTTGATATGTCAGAGTATCAAGAAAGACATAGTGTAAGTAAATTAATTGGTGCACCTCCAGGATATGTTGGACATGCTGAAGGCAAGATGGGTCAAGGACAATTACTTACAACTGTAGAAGATAATCCTAATTGTGTATTACTATTAGATGAAGTTGAAAAAGCCGCACCAGAAGTATTACAAGTATTGTTACAGGTAATGGACGATGGCAGGCTTACAGGTGCTACAGGAAAAACAACAGATTTTACTAATGTTATTATGTTAATGACAAGTAACTTAGGAGCATCGGCGGCTGAATCATTAAAGATTGGTTTCGGTGACCAAAAGAAAAAGGATACAGATATAAAAGCAATCAAAAGTTTCTTTGCTCCAGAATTTAGAAATAGGTTAGATGCTGTAATTAAATTTAATAAACTAGGAACTCCTGTTATTAAGAAAATTGTAAAACGTTTAGAAGATGAAATTAATTTACAATTAAAAGATAAAGAGATTATAATTACATTAGATGCAAGTGCTGTAAAATATTTTGTTGAAAATGGATACGATCCGTCTATGGGTGCTAGACCATTAAAACGATTATTTGAACAGAAACTTAAAAAGCCTTTAAGTAAACGTATATTGTTTGAAGAATTAAAAGATGTCGAATTAAGTGTTTCCAAAGGAGAAGACGGTGTCGACATTAACATTAAATAATATACAACACATTGACCGAACGTTGTATCCTGATACAGAAATAGTAGGATCAGATAGATTTTACTATAACAAGTATCCATACAAAGCCGCACTAATAGATAATCAAATTAGATATGATGTTAGTAGAGCATTAGAAATATATGACTGGCTAGAAACTGTAGGCAGAGAAGATACTAAGTTTAAGTCAGGTCACACTAGGCATGTATATTTTAAAGACATAGACAAACTATATTTTTTTATAGATATGTTTGCAGACCAAATAGATAAAGTTCAAGGTCCTGTATCTAATAAGCATATAGCATACTTGTTTGAACGTAAACATAATGGAGAACGTCATAATCCAAACTTTAGAGAAGAACTTATTATAAGAAAAACTAAATGGCATAATACATATGATTGTAAAGTATGGATAGGAACCAAACTAAAGTATAATAACTTTATGGGCATAATCAATAGCGATTATTCTAAAGCAGTTAGAACAATTAGACAAGATACAATACGAACTATAGAAAATATGGTTGATAAATCTAGAAAACATAGATGGAACTTTATATATTGCGACAGCAAGTATGCAGAAGATATCCATTTTTATGTAAAACTTAAACATCCTGATGCATTTATAGTTATCACTAAAGCATTAGTCGAAGAAAAGTTGTAAATGGATAAATAGTTGTATGGCAATTAATAGAAAATCAATATTAGTTCAGAGCTCAACAGGCTCTAACATGAATGTAACTACCAATAAAGTTGAAGGTGATAATTACTATGGTTATAGTGATGGTCTACACACATTTGCAATTAAATACAATGCATTTAAAGGCAGAGTATTTGTACAAGCAACTTTAGAACTAAGTCCTACAGAAACAGATTGGTTTAATGTACAACTACCCGGTGGTATTAGTATAAATGCTGGCGGTTATAAGCAATTCCCTCAAACAGGTACTGACGGTTTTACTGGTGTAGAAGGCTACAACATACAAGGAAACTTTGCTTGGCTAAGAGTAAAACTAGATAGGTCATATATAGGCGACGGAACTACATATCAGGCTGATTACGGCTCTGTAGATAGTATCCGCATGTCCGCTTAAAACTAAATCCAAAAAAAATGACTAAAGTGATAAATACTGCTATAAGCAGGATTATTACATATGGCAATAGGATCAAATCAAGGCGTAGAATTTAACTTAACTTCTATCCAAGACAATCAAGTATTAGTATATGACGCGGCGCAAGGCGTCTTTGTTAACGAAACACAGGCGGTATCCGCTAATGCTAGTGTTACTGGATTAGGAAGAAATGTTGGATCGACAGGCGTTGGTGTATACAAACAGAATGACTCGCAGTATTTAGAGTTTTATAAATTAGATGCGGGTTCAAACGTTACATTATCTTTAAACGATAATGTAATTACTATTGATGCACTTATAGGTTCATCAACTGCAACAGTCCAATCTGCAACAGCAAATATTATTCCTGTATACGATTCAACAGGTAATGTAGTTCAAAGTTCAACTAATTTAACGTACGATGGTTCTACATTAAATATAGTAGGAGCAAATGCAAATGTTTCTACTAACAACGGTGTAATTACAAGTGCTGGATTAGTTACAACAAACTTAACTGTAAGTGGGTTGTCTTATCCTACAGCAGACGGAACTAATGGTCAGGTATTAAAAACAGATGGTAGTGGAACACTAAGTTGGGTTAACCAAACTTCAATTGCTACTAAATTAGATAGTTCATTATTCAATGCTCATGTGGCATCAGCAATAACAACAGTATCCAATCATGCTCCTGCATTAGATGTTACTTACAATTTAGGTAACAACACAAATAGATATTCACAAGTGTTCTCTCAATACTTCAGAGGAACAGCAGACTTGGCAGTCAATGCCACTAACTTAGGATCACAACCTGCGGCTAATTATAGATTGGCGGCAGACTCTTATACAAATACTCAAATAGATAGTTTAATTGCAGGAATCAACATTCCTGATATTTCAAATGTACTTTCAAACGTAACAGTAACAGATGGTAGTACTCAATTTGTGCAAGAAAATGGTACTATAGATGTCCGTTCATTAGACGGAAGTATAACAGTTGCCTTAGATACTACTAATAAAAGAATAGATTTAAGCACCGTACAGTCACAAAATGTCTTCAGTAGAGTAAGAGCAAATAATGATAGTGCTAATACAATCGTAGCAGAAACAAGTACAGACGTACTAAACTTTGCTAACGGCACAGGTATTAATGTTACTGCTAATCCAAGTGGTGACGTTGTTACTATTGGTACAGCATTAAGTTTATTTGACCTTACAGATGTTAATGCAAGTGGTATATCAAACGGACAAATTTTAAAATGGGATAGTACTAGTAGTAAATTTGTAGCCGCGGCAGATGGTGGCGGTGGTGGAGGCGGAATAGCCTTAACAGATTTAAGTGTTACAAGTAACTCAGCAAGTGGTAATGGTAGTTTAACATATAACAGTGGTACAGGAGTATTTACATTTACTCCAGCAGACGTAGGTTCTTTAACACAAAGTTTAAGTTGGAACGCAGGCACAACTACATTAAGTATTAGCAGTGGCAATTCAGTAGACCTAAGTTCTTTATTAGATAATGCTGATACACAGGATTTAAGTATATCAGGAAACGTTATTAGTTTGGTTAACGGTGGTAGTGTTGACTTAACAACTGCAATAGCAACAGGTGGCGGTAACTACGGAGATTCTAATGTAAGTCTTCACTTGAATACAAGTAGTGCAACAGCAGGTAAAGTATTAGGTTGGAACGGAAGTGACTATGCTTGGGTAACAGACGGTGATGCACAAGACATCACACTAAGTGGTAACGTAATTAGTCTTACTGGACAATCAGGTAATGTTGATTTAACTACATTATTAGGAAGTGTAACCAGTGACTATGGTGATAGTAATGTTTCAACATACTTAGGTGCTCAAGGCTATGCAACACAAACAAATATTATAGCGGCAATCACAGATAGTGCGCCAGCAACATTAGATACATTAAATGAATTAGCGGCGGCGTTAGGAGATGATCCTAACTTTGCTACAACAACAACGAACAGTTTAGCCCTTAAAGCCAACTCAGCAGACTTACATGCAGTTGCAACAAGTGGCTCATTTACAGATTTAGGTAGCAGACCTACAATAAGTTTATCAGGTAGTGACTTAACATATGATGGTACTACATTAGACTTAACAGGCTTAGGTGCTACTGGACCACAGGGTCCACAGGGTAATGTAGGCGCAACTGGACCACAAGGTTCAACTGGACCACAGGGTGCTGATAGTACCGTAGCAGGTCCAACAGGTGCAACTGGTCCACAGGGTGCAACTGGTCCACAGGGTACTGCTGGAGTAGGTGTTACCAGTGTAACACTAGTAGGTGGTAATGATTTAACATTTACTTACTCAAATACTTCAACACAAAGTTTAGGTAATATAGAAGGACCACAGGGTGCTACAGGTGCCACAGGAGCCGCAGGTAGTAATGGAGCAGATGGTGTACAACTTACAGACTTTAGTGTTACTACAGGAAGTGCAAGTGGCGGCGGAACATTATCTTACAATAATGGTACAGGTGTAACAACATTTGCACCAGCAGATTTAAGTTCATACTTAACATCAGAAACATTTACAACTCTAGTACAAGACACATCACCACAACTAGGTGGTCACTTAGATACTAACGGATTTGATATTGTTAGTACTTCTAGCAGTGACATAGAGTTAGATCCTGATACTTCAGGTAAGGTAGTATTCAAAGGTAATGCTACTAGAGGTGCAGGACAATTTAAATTAAATTGTGAGAATAACTCACACGGTGTAACAATTAAAGGACCTCCACATAGTGCAGGGGCAACTTATACCTTGACATTGCCAACAACAGACGGTGATGCCGACCAAGTATTAAAAACAGACGGATCAGGCGTCCTAGCATGGGTTGACCAATCAGCAGGTGGTGGAGCAAGTGCATTAGATGGCTTATCAGATGTTAGTACATCAGGCGTAACTAGTGGACAAGTATTAAAATACAATGGTAGTAGTTGGGCACCAGCGGCAGATAATAATAGTGGCGGCGGAGGTGGTGGTTCTACATCATTTGAATACTTTAAATTACATTATACATCTGCAGGAGCAATAGACACTACACAGGGTACAGGCGGCATTAGTGATAAAAGTACAAATATGTCAAACGTCACAGTAAACAATGCGGCATCAAATAGTTGCGAAATCAAAGTAGACTTTGGTAGCAACTATAATTATCCTCCACTCAATATTATAGGATACGGTTATTCCCAATCGACAAGTGAATACAATATTAAAAACATGATACAAAATACTGTTAATACTACATTGAAGATGGACGGTAGTGGTTCTCCACATGGAAGTTTTGGAACAAGTGAAATAACAATGAGTTTAACACGTTCAGAAACAGGTTCAAGCAGTGGATTCGGGCAGACAAGTCATGCTTGGATTTACTTTACGATGGGAAGTTAATAATGGCCGAAGTTTATAATAAGAATGCAACATCAGTTCTAGATATATACAAACCAGCAAAAGTATTACAACTTAGTGTACAAAGTGCGACTGGTGAAAAGTATTGGCCTCACAATGATGGAGAAGGTGACCCATGGTGGACATCAAGTTCTAGTCCAAAGTTTTATCAATATAAACTGGTAATGACGGTTACAGAATATTCACATGGATCACACAAAACAAGAGAACATAAAAAATATAACGGGTTAGATATTACTGTTGGTGACTGGATTGCAGGATCTCAAGATGGTAGATGTATGCAAATTATCAGTATTAGTTCCAAGAGTGCAACATCCGTTACATGTATTGTAGAAGATGTTTTAAGATACAATACATTTAGAAGTAGTACAGGATCACCAATTTTTAGTGTACCTGGTACTGCATTATTATTTACACTCAACGAAAAAGGTAAACCGATTATAGATCCTTTGCCTGCAAGTGTTGTTAGTACAGATTTTTATCCAAATGTTACAAGTAGGTTTGAATATTTTAACCCTGCAGAAAACTATAGATTGGAAAAAACTGCTCATGGTTTCGCAAGGGGCGATGTAATTGTTGTCACTCAATCCGGAACCTATCAAAAGGCGAATGCCAGCACAATGTCGAGAACTATTGGAGTTGTTAGTGTAGTAGGTCCTGGGCCTAATCAGTTTGCAGTTATGCCACAAAATAGGATTATAGATTTTAATCCTGCTTTACCAGGTACTGCAGGTAGTTATATCTATGCAGACACAGACGGAGACTTAACAACAACTGATACCGGTAAAGTTATATTCTTAAAAATTAAGGACAGTTTACCTTCTAATGTAACATCTACTGATGCAACAATTACAGCAACAGCAGGTGATGTTATAGAAATTAACAATGTAAATGTAACATTAACAGGCGGTAATGCTAGTACTATTATATCAGACATTAATAATGCAACTACAACATTGGTAACAGCATCATCGTTACCAGAACCAACAACAGTACAAAGTAATACAGGCACATATAACTATGGTTTGTTAGGTGGTTATATACCATTTAGTGCTAACATAACAACAGGTAGTGGAACGTACCTTATTAATGTTACAACTGCTCCAAGTGGTAATGCACAATACGGAGCAGGTATTGCCAATGGCACAGATATTAAAAGTACTATTGATGCATTAAGCATACCTAACTTCTCTGTAAGTGTATTAGGTAGTGGAGAATTAAAATTAAGTGAGGCTAGTGGTAATGCTGTAACTATTACTAATGTTACAAACGATACAGGCGGTACACCGTTTGCAGGTGCTAGTAGTGTATCAGGACTACCAGCAAGTACATCTGCAACAACAGGCTCATACCTACATCTTACAAGAGCAGACGGTGGCCCAATTGATATAGAAGATACAACAGGAACACCTACTCAAGACTTTGCTATATATTCTGCACACAATGGGCAATATCCACTAGGACTATACATCGAGCATGGTGTTAGAAGTGGAGGTATTACTATTGTTGCAAATATATCTGCTAGAGATGGATTGACATCACAAGGTGGTGACATGGCATACGTTACTGATGCAGGTGATGGTGAGTGGGCATTGTTTGTGTATACAGGATCTGCATGGAGCGAAGTTGGTAATCAGGATAGTGCGGCAACAGATGCTCAAACAATTACATTAGACTTTACAGCACCAGGTAGTGGCTTTGGTGGAGTAGAGACACAAGACTTAGCAAACATATCACCGGGAGCAAGAATAATTGATATAGGCATAGACGTTACTACAGGATTAAGTAACTGGACTGGTGCTAGTGCTCCTACAGTAGAAGTTGGTACAGCATCTGACTTAGACCAATTCTTAACAGGTGATGAAAGTGACTTAGAAACAGCAGGAGATTATACTGCTAATCCTAATTACTTGTACCCAGCAACTCAAACAAATGACCTCAGTTTAAAAGCAAGAATATACCACAGAGGTGCAACAGCAGGTGCATTCAGCATCAGAGTTACATACGTTTAACACTTAAACAGTAACTTAACAATTACACTCCTTTACGATAAATACAAGTAGGACTTACTACGATGTAAGTCTTCTTATATAAGAAATATAATCCTTAAGGAGTAACAAAAATGGCGAACATTAAAAACTTTGGTATCAAAGGTGTAGCCGCAGATATTCAATTTGGTAAAAGTGGTGGATTCATGGTTTATGATAAATCCAACAACAAATTCCAAGTTAAAGATTCAAGTAGTGCTTTAGAAGACATCGAATTTGCAACCGTACTTGCTGGTACGTGGGCAGGTACAGAAATTGGTGTAACTAAAGGTGGTACAGGACTTTCGTCCGTAGCACAAGATAAAATTATCTACACAACAGGCGCAAATACATTTGGTACTACAGACATAACCGCAACAGGTATTTCACTATTAGGTAGTGCAAGTGCTTCAGCGGCAAGAACGGCATTAGGTTTAGGGACTATCGCAACACAGGCTTCAAACTCAGTAGACATCGACGGCGGTGCTATTGACGGAACAGTCATAGGAGCCAACTCGGCGGCGGCAATTACTGGTACAACTATCACAGCAAATAGTGGTTTTACTGGTGCATTGACTGGTAACGCGGATACGGCAACAGCATTAGCGGCTGGCAGAACTATTGGAATGACTGGTGATGTAACATGGACATCAGCATCTTTTGATGGTACAGGCAATGTAACCGGAACTTCAACTCTAGCAACTGTTAATTCAGATGTTGGTACAGCAGGTTCGGCTACAGCAGTACCAGTTATAACAGTTAATGCAAAAGGTTTAATCACAGCAGTTAGTACAGCATCTATTTCAACTAGTTTTGATATAGCGGCTGACAGTGGTTCAAACGATACAGTTAGCGGTGGCGATACTTTAACCTTTGCGGGTACGACGAATGAAGTAGAAACAACAGTTTCAAACAACCAAATTCAAATTGGTTTACCAAATGACGTTACCATTGGTAACGATTTAACAGTTTCCGGTACACTTAACTCAGACGATATTACATCGGCTACAGTTACAATTACTGGTGACGCAGTTGTTTCAGGTAACTTAACAGTTAATGGAACAAGAACAATTACTAATAGTACAACTGTACAAGTAGACGATCCAACTTTTGAACTAGGTGATCCTAGTATCTCAAGTGACGACAACTTGGATAGAGGTATTATGTTTAATTGGCATGATGGATCAGCGGCAAAGAAAGGTTTCTTTGGTTACGATGATTCAGCAAGTGAATTTGTTTTCATAGCAGATGCTACAGAAAGCTCAAACACTTTCACAGGTACAGCAAGTGCATTAAGAACAGGGGCAATTACTGCCGCTTCTTTCACTGGTGCCAGTGGTGCAACAATAACAGCATTTTTAGATGAAGATAATATGGCAACTGATTCTGCAACAGCAGGTGCTACTCAACAGAGTATTAAAGCATACGTTGATAACGAAATTTCAAATGTTAATTCTTCATTCACATTAAGTGCAGATTCCGGATCTAATGATACTTTCACAACAGGTCAAACATTAGATTTTGCAGGAACAACTAACCAAGTAACTACAGCAGTAAGTGACAATACTATAACATTAGGATTGGCAAGTGCTCCTACAGTGAGTGGTACAATGACAGCAGGTGGATTTACAACTGCTGGAACAATTACCGACGGAGCATTTAGTGTTTCCAGTGGTGCTATAACAGGTGCAACAACAGGTGCATTTAGTGGTACAGTAACAGCAGGCGCATTTAACGACGGTGCGGCTACATATGATGCTGGTACTATTAGTTCAGGTGTTGCGGCAACATTCAGTGGTGCAGTACAAGGTGGTAGTTTAACAGACGGAACAGCAACAATAACAGGCGGAGATTTTTCCGGTGTTGATGTAACTGCTTCTGGAACAGTTCAGTATGGATCATTAAGCGATGGTACAATTACTGTAACTGCTTTTGTTGATGAAGACAATATGGCTTCAGATAGTGCTACTTTAGTACCAACTCAACAATCTGTTAAAAAATATGTCGATGACCAAATCCTTACAGTTAATACTGGTAACAGTTTGGCTTTCCAAGGTGATGGCGGTGGTGCTTTATCAATTGATTTTGATACTGAAACATTAGATATAGCAGGTGGAACAGGCTTAACTACAGCAGGTAGTGGTAACACATTAACTGTAAACCTAGATAACACAGCGGTATCAGCCGCAAGTTATGGTAGTAGTACAGCAATTCCAGTTATAACAGTAGACGCACAAGGTCGTATAACAGCGGCTTCAACGGCTTCTATTAGTACTTCTTGGACACTAACAGGTGATTCAGGTTCACAAGTTGTTGACGGTGGAGACACAGTTGACATAGCAGGTGGAACTAACATTACTACTGTAGCAAGTGCAACTGATACATTAACTGTAAACATGGATACTACATTAAGTGGTATGGTTGCAGGTACATTCTCAGGTGCAGTTCAAGGTGGATCATTAACAGACGGAACTGCTACATTGACAGCAGGTGCTTTGAGTGGTGTAACAACTATTGGAGCAACTGACTTAACATTAGCAGGTAACTTAACTGTAAATGGTACAACTACTACTGTTTCTTCAACTAACACAACAATTTCTGACAAACTGTTAGAACTTGGTACTGGTTCAACTGGCGCGGCGTCAGGCGATGCTGGTATTGTTATTGAAAGAGGAAACGATGATAACGCATTCTTTGGTTGGGACGAAAGTGCTGATCAATTCCAGTTTGCAACAACAACTGCAACAGGATCTAGCTCAGGTGATTTAACATTAACTGATGCTAACTTGAAAGCAGGAACTATCACATACGCAAGTTTAAGTGATGGTGCAATAACTATTACAGGTTTTGTAGATGAAGACAACATGGCTTCAGATAGTGCTTCTTTAGTACCTACTCAACAATCTGTTAAAGCATACGTTGATACGAAAGTATCAGCAGTTGATGATACTGTACTGAGACAAACGTTTACAGCAAACAGTTCAGATAGTTCATTTGCAATTGGTACAATGCCTAACACAAGTGGTAGAACTTACATAGGTTCTAAACTAACATTAAAAGTTTCAACAGCATTTAGTGGTGGTTCAGTTGATGGTATAGTTATAAATGACGGAACTAATGACTTAATGGCAGTGGCTCAAAACGATCCAACTGTAACAGGTCTTTACGTTGTTGACTTAGGTGCGGAAGCAATAGCCGGCGGAGCAACAGTAACAGCATCATTTAAACAGTCAGACGGAAGTACTGCAAGTACTCCAACGGCTGGTGTTGTTTTGGCAACCGTTGAATATCAATTCTTAACTTAATAGTTAAACAATAGTATACAACAAACTAAAAGGAGGCTCCGGCCTCCTTTTTCTTGGCTAAATATTATACAATGTTATACCACCATCACAAATTAGAATACATGGAATTAAATTATCTGAAACAATTTGGTCATATTATGGCTCCACTATGGTTAAATGGTAGTCATGTATTTACAACATGCTTTGAACCAGATGTATTTAAAGATTCTAACATAGACAAATACATTGCGTTCTTTAAAACTAAACCCAACAAAGCCAAAGCAGTATTACTTGTTATGGAAGATACTGAACAAAAACATATTGACATGCTGAATGAATACATTCCTACATTGGTATTCAATCAATTGGTATGGGAAACATGTAAGACATTACCAGCAGTCACTGAGTGGGATAGTGATGCTGATAAATTTGTATGTTTGACAGGTGCACCTAACAAGTACAATAGATATAGACTAATAGTTGAAATGGCAAAACGTAATCTCCTTGAACATTGCGAATACAGTTTACAATTAACACAAAGCAATCTAGCAAATAGTGTACAATACTTAGAACTAGAAGACCAACAGAACTATAATAATTTAAATTTAAATTCAAATCCAGATAATTCAGCATGGTATGAAGTAGAAGGGTCTTGTAACTCTTGGCATCCACACATAATGCAAACAGATATATTAGAACATAAACTGTTTAGACTAATATCAGAGACTGGATACTACGATGAACAAAACAATCATAGGCATAAACTTGTAACAGAAAAAACTTGGTACACCATAGGATATAAACTACCATTTATTATTGCTGGACAATATGGTACATGCAAATATTTAAACGAGTTAGGCTTTCACACATTTGATGAGTACTTGGTAAAACCGTACGACTTGATACCCGATCCTAAAGAACGTATGGATGCTGTTTTAGAAAACGTAGAGCATTGGAGAGATAATATGTACTTAGGAGCAATTGATAAAGTAGAAGAAAACTATAATCTATTAATTCAGATGGGTAAAGAACAAGATAGTCTGTTTAAACATATATTAGAAAACATACTAGACATTCCTTATGACGGCACTATGTTATCTCAATCAACCATAGACTGGTTAAAAGAAAATCGTAAAAAACTTGACTAGTACTCAAATATAGTATAAACTGTATTAATGAGTAAAGATAAAGACGATAACGAATCAAAAGATAACGTGATTCGATTTCCTGGAAAAACACCAGATCCTGATAAAGTATTATTATTTACAGGAAAAAACATAGATGACATCAACGAATTCAATATAGAAGAAATGGAGATAGTTGATTCATTTACTCCTGAAGAATTACACAAAAAAATGCAACATCTTGATATGCTGTACGAAAAATGCTTTCATATAACAAAACATTTAGAATTAAAGATGCATGACTACAGTCAAGAGCTGAATGCCCATAAATTAACTGCCTTAGAAGCAGATTTGAAGCAACTTTTTATAAAATACTGCGAATAAAAGGTTGACTTTGCTTCAAAAAGGCGTATAATAGTATACATAGGTTGAGAATAACACATTACGTAGGAGTAATTATATGGAAACTTTACAAGTAAGACCAAAAGAGACACGAAGCATCGTGACAAGAGCCATGAAGGCTCGAAGACCAATATTTCTCTGGGGTGCACCAGGTATTGGTAAATCAGAACTAGTCGAAGATATTGTATTAAGTGGGGATTTAGGAAATGCCCATATGATAGATATGCGACTTGCACTTATGGAACCAACTGACCTTAGAGGTTATCCGTTCCGTAACCCAGAAACTAATCAGATGGAGTGGGCACCTGCAGTAGACCTTCCAACTGAAGAGTTTGCGGCACAATTTGATAATGTTGTATTGTTCTTAGATGAACTTAACTCCGCACCACCAAGTGTGCAGGCGGCGGCATATCAATTAGTTCTTAATGGCAAGATAGGACAGTATGTACTTCCTAGCAATGTCAGAATTATAGCGGCAGGTAATCGTGAGACTGACAGAGGTGTTACTTACAGAATGCCAGCACCGTTGGCTAACAGGTTCCGTCATATTAATATGGAAGTAAACTTTGAAGATTGGAGCATTTGGGCTACAACAAACAAAGTTAACCCTGATGTGATTGGTTACCTAACTTATTCAAAAGCAGATTTGTTTGACTTTGATCCTAAAACATCAAGTCAATCATTTGCTACTCCTCGTTCATGGAACTTTGTGAGCGAGATTTTAAACACTGAAGGCTTTGATACTGCTTCTGACTTTGAGCAGAAGGCAGAGATTGCCGGAGCAGTTGGTGAAGGCATGGCTATTAAATTCTGTGAACACAGAAAAGTATCTAGCAAATTGCCTAACCCAGAAGAGGTTCTTATCGGTAACGTTAAGAAACTTGATGTCAAGGAGAAGTCAGCACAATATTCATTTGCTATTGGACTATGCTACGAACTAGCAGAACTATATAGCAAAGACGATGACGATGCGTTTGATAAAGGCGTTGACTACTTCTTTGACTTTATTATGGAAAACTTTGAACCTGAGCTAGTAATATTTAGTGCTAAAACGGTTCTTAGTGACCATGACATAGATATTAAGCCACGTAAACTACAAGGCAAGAAGGAGTTCAAAGAACGTTATTGGAAGTACTTGTTCCCAGGACAATAGGAACAAGCCAACCAGTCAAAACTGTTACTGTATCCTACATCGTTACTCCTACAACCTAGCAGTGACAGTTTTACCCTCTCTTCGGAGAGGGTTTTTTTTGGCTTAAATAAAGTAAGATTTTAAAAAGTTCGATAGATTGATGTGACCCGGTTTATCCATATGATTAGGAGATCCGGCTGACTCAATTTGACCTTTTGGACCCGGTAGATGTAAATCAACAGGAATATCATTCAAGTATGTAACATACTCCGAAGGCATAACTTCAATTGTTCCTGGATACATATCTACCATAACCGTTTTAATTTTATTTCTTTCACAATAGTAATACATATTTTCTAAGTAAACTTGTTTATGGTATTTCATAATAGCAGGATCGTATAATTTAATCATGTATTGTCTGTAAGCATACTTCCATTCTTCAGTCATTTCCATTCTATTATCTATAGAAGTATAGTGGTCACTAACAAATTTAGGATCGTAATCATCATATACATACGGAACTTCATCTAGGTTAGTATGATTAATGATTTTGTTTGCAGTCAAATCTCCATTTAAAGATTCTGCATCGGCTGGATTAGTGTTTACTGGAAACGTAAATCTGTCAGGTGTTGTGCACCATATAACTAGGTGAGTGACACCTAGTTTTTCAACAGCATATTTCATTTGGGTGTGAATATATACAGTATCTGCACCTCCTCTACCTAAGCAAGATACCTGCATGTCCAAATGTTGTCCAAGTTGATATGAAAAGTGGTCATCTAAATTCCACTGGTCATATATGCATGTAAAACTGTCTCCAACTACTCCTAAATGTCCTTTCATACCATTATTTATGGTAAAAAAAGGTTGACTTTGACTTAAAAAGGCGTATAATTGTATATATAAGTTAAGTGTGTAGGAGCATTTTATGACAGACATATTAGAAGCAAAACAGCCAAAGATTAGTAGCAATCCAAAAGATACTGCTCATAAGGCTATTGCTAACATTCCTGAATCCAAACTAACAGATAAAGAAGTTGAGGATCGTTTGATATCAACTCGTATTAATATGCTTCTGCAATGTCCTTTCTACGGCAACCTTGCATGTAGATTAGAATTTAAAGATGCTAGTGAATGGTGTCCAACTGCCGCAACTGATGGCAAATATTTTTATTACAACAAGGATTTTATATCTGCGTTATCATTACCTAACTTAGTTTTCCTTTGGGGTCACGAAGTTGAGCATTGTGTTTATGACCACTTTGGTCGTAGAGGTAGTAAAGATCCTATGCTTTGGAACATAGCAAATGACTATGTGGTAAATATGGATCTAGTAGAAGCCAATGTAGGTGAGAAGATTACATTAGTTGATATATGTTTTGATTACAAATATCAAAAGTGGTCTTCAGAAGAAGTTTACGAAGACTTATTTAAGCAGGCTGAAGAAGAAGGTCGTGTCATTGACATGTCTACACTTGATGTACATTTAGATATGGGTGACGGTGATGACGAACAGTCAGGTGGACCAGAAGGTAATCAAGATGGTGGTGGTGACAATGATGGTAGTAAAGGTCCTGTAAGATACACTGATGAAGAGAAACGTTCTATTAAAGAATCATTTAAGAATGCAACTATCCAGGCGGCTAAGGCGGCTGGTGCTGGTAACTTGCCTAGTGGCATTAAAAGACTAGTTAACGATTTAGTTAATCCACAACTTAGTTGGAGAGAATTGCTACCACAACAAATTCAATCAGTAATGAGAAGTGATTACTCTTTTAACACTCCTTCACGTAAAGGAATGGATAGTGGTATTTGGTTACCTGGTATGGACCGTGAGCAAACAATTGATATTGCAATGGGTATGGATACGTCAGGTTCAATGTCAGATGCAATGGGTCGTGATATTCTTAGTGAAGTAAAAGGTTGTATGGAACAATACAGCGACTTCCGTATACATTTATTCTGCTTTGATACAGAAGTTCATAATCCACAAGTGTTTACTGAACACAATATGGAAGAGTTTATGGACTACGATATCATGGGCGGTGGTGGTACTGACTTTGATTGTTGTTACGATTGGTTTAAAGAAGAAGGTATTGTGCCTAAGAAGTTTATTATGTTCACAGATGGTTACCCTTGGAACAGTTGGGGCGATGAATCTTACTGTGATACTTTGTTTATTGTGCATGGTGGAGGCTTTGGAGGTCAAACACCTGTTGCACCTTTTGGTATAACTGTACCATATGAGAGGGAAGATTAATGTTAGAAGTAATTGGATTTATTGCGTTGGCGTTTTTATTATTTAAATTCTTACCAACTATATTAGAATACATATTTAAGTTTGCTGTAATCTGTTTAGGATTTGTAGCATTCTTAGTAATTTGTAATTGGATAATATATCATGTTTATTAAAAAATTTAATCGTTTAACTGAAGACGAATTTGTACTGTTAAAAGGTACAGACAAAATGGTTGAAATGATTACCAACAAGTATTATACAGACAGTTATGAACTTGTTGAATGGTTAGATGAAAATGCAACTGGTACATTTTGTGTAGTTAAACACAATGGTGGTTGGATATTATATTTAGAAAGTGCAAATGATATTATGAGTGTTAGGCAATATTGCGAACCAGAACTGGAAGACGCACCGCCTATACATTCGATAAATATCGTTAATGAAACCTAATAGCAATCTTTGGTCCTGTAACGAGTGGGACCCCCTTAAAGAAATAATAATTGGAACGGCAAAAAATGCCAACATACCTGAACATGATTTAAGTCATCATGCAACCAACTATGCCAATCTAAGTGCTGAAGAGTATGCAAAAATGCCTAAGGGTAGATACCCAGAGCATGTATATCATGAAGCAGAAGAGGACTTATCTGCACTAGTTCACATACTAGAACAGGCAGATGTAAAGGTACACAGACCCGATACAAGTGTCATAGACTTCGCTAGTACTGTTTCCAATGGCTTATGGGAGTCACAACAATACGAAGCATACTGTCCACGTGATAGTATAACTGTAATAGGCGATACTATTATAGAAGGTGCTATGAGTTTAAGAGCAAGATATCATGAGACATTCTTGTTTAATAAATTGTTTAAAGAAAAAAGTATGCAAGGTGCTAAGTGGTTACCTATGCCAAAGCCTATGTTACAAGATGACTTGTATAAAATACAGCCAGGTAGAGATCCAAGTGTAAACAATAATGAACCTATATTAGACCCTGCTAATTTAATTAGATGTGGATATGATATCCTTTATTTAATATCAAATACAGGCAATGAGCAAGGTGCTAAATGGCTACAAAACACCCTCGGAGACGCATTTAAAGTTCACACAATGCACGATTTATATAGTTGGGCTCATGTAGACAGTACAATTATGCCGTTACGTCCTGGGCTTGTAGTGTTAAATTCAAGTAGGGTAGACAAAGATAAAGTACCTAAGTTATTTAAATCATGGGACAAAATATGGTACTCGGAAGAGATGTGTGTAGGGCAACCTTGCTTAGAAGATTATGCTCCGGCAAGTGATTGGATAGGAATGAATGTACTTTCTATTGACCCTAATACTGTTTTAGTACCAAGTGAAGAAATACATTTAATGAAAGCCATGGAACAAAATGGCATAACACCTGTACCTGTCCAAATGCGTCATATGAGAACTCTAGCAGGCGGTCCACATTGTGTGAGTCAAGACTTAGTTAGGGAAGGTACCTTAGAGTCATATAGATGAATGTCTTAGTTGTATCTGCATTAAGGTCTGGATCAACTTATGTAAGTGAACGTTTAAAAGATGCTAATAATATAGATTATAATTTATATGAGGACTTTAATGTTGCACTTACATCTACACAATACTATAATGACTTTTGCAATAAGTGGAAATCTAATAACTGTATTGCAAAAATCCAAGTACCTTATGACTGGAAACATGACTTAGGTAACACCTGGCTAAAAAGTAATCTCCCTCATGCTGAAGTATATTATCTAAGTAGACCTAGAGTAGAACATATATTAGATTTAATATCTGCAAGTCAGGAAACAACTATTGCAGAGGATTGGGAAGATACTCCTACTAATATTGTGGTATCAGACGTAGCACAAATAATAGCACATCACAATCATTTAAATTTTGTTGATAGCATAATATCAGAGATGAAAGAAGTTAATCCTGGATACGACATTACCTTGCAAGAAATTAAGGATAAAGACGAAAAAAACCAGCCAAAACGTATGTACAATTACATTAATCAAATACCACAATATCAACATCTAAGCATACAAGAAGCAGTTAATCTTGTCATAAATACTTGACTTGAGACCAAAGATTTAGTATAATATATGTATTAGTTAGGAGTTAGAAACGTGGGATATTTAGTCGTAGGAGACATACACAACGAAATCCATTACATGCGTAAAGTGGTGGACTATGCTGTGGGCAAAGACCTACAATTAATTTTCGTTGGTGACTTAGTAGACTATGGCCCTGCACCAGCAGAGGTTATTCTACTTGCTAATTCTCTATCTAATGCACAATTTATCGAAGGCAACCACGATAACAAAATTTACAGATATTCTTTAGGTAATGATGTTTCAGTTATTCACACAATGGATAAGACGGTAGAAGCATTACAAGACCCTGAAGTAGCAGATGCATGGCAACAACTCTATGAGAAAATGACATCGCATGTTGTTATTGGTAACACTCACATTACTCATGCAGGATTTAGTGCAGAATATTGGAGTGGTGCTATTGATAGCAAGAAGACTAAAAAAACATACTTGTATGGTGAGACTGATAAAACTAAACCTTTCATAGAAAGATTTGGACAGATGTATCCACATAGGTCTTATGCTTGGACTGGTGCTATACCAAAAGGCAAAACTGTAATAGTTGGACATGACCGAAGTCCTTTTCAAGAGGAGCCTGCATTCGACTCTAACATTAACAACATTGTAATTAGCGAAAACCCACAGGGTGGTACAGTAGTTTTTACTGACACTGGCTCTGGTAAAGGAGGTTTTGTTAGTGGTGTTGTTCTTGATGACAATGGCGTTATAGAGCAATGCGTTTCATTTGCAGATGCGACTTGATTTACATGGCGTAAGACATCATGAAGTTGACCATATGGTTGAAAACTTTATACTTGTAAATCAGTCGCAAATTCCTTTAACAATTATATGCGGTAATAGTCAGAAGATGATTGACTTGGTATACAATGTTATTGACAGAATTGGCTGTGATAACGTTGCTATGGACCTGTATGGTGTAATTGTTATCAGAAACATATAAAAAACTAACCAAAAATTGTCCTAACTATTGTTATCATACAATAAATATTGCTGTAATAAAATTATTTACTAAATTAAGGAGCAGTAAAAATGGCAAAAGCAGAACAGGTAGCACCAGAAACACAAGAAATTGTTGATGATGCACCACAACCAGAAGCAGGTACTGAAGAAAGTCAAGTTGAAAGTATTTCACTTGTTGACTTAAACAGCCTAGCACAGATTATCGACCTAGCATCAAGTAGAGGTGCATTTAGAGGTCAAGAATTAGAACCTATTGGTGCGTTATATAACAAACTCACTAAATTCTTAGCAAGTGTACAAGCGGCTCAAGAAGCATCAGGTTCAGCAGAAGGTGAAGAGACTCCAGAAGTCGAAGCACCAACAGGAGAATAACATGGCAGATATGATGAAACACGTTGGAGTTTACGGTGAAAAACCTTGTGTGGTAGTTTTTAGAGAACTTCCAGACGAACCAGAAAATGCACTTATTTGTTTAAGTGGCAACCTTGAAGGTAATTTACATGATGACGTAATGTCAGTTGTAGATAGTGCTGAAGGACAAGAATCAAACGAAATCAGTGAAGTCTTTTTTAGAAGAAGATTAAGTGATGGTGAGAACATGCTTGAAGCATTACACTCAAGAAAAATGTTACAAAAAGTTCCAGTTGATATGGTTAAATTAACTCCTTTCCCTAATCAGCAAGTAGACCTTACTGAAATCAATAAACAATTGAATAATATTAATGCAGGTAGTAACCCACCATTAAAAACAGAAGTTGATCCATTGGTTGCAGAAAGTCAGGCGGCAGGTAGTGTACCTTTAATTGAAGGCGGACAAAGTGTTGCTAGTGCAGAAGCATCAGCAGAAACAAGTTCCGAAGGAATTGCACAATCTATGATTGACCAAGCAACATTAATGGAAGAAGATGCTCAGGCATTGTTAAGTGAAGCGACGGCTAAGAAGGCCCAAGCATATGAAATGGCTCCAGAATTAAAGCCAAAAAGAGGACCTGGTAGACCACCAAAGACCGAAGCCTAGTACTAAATACTAGCAACAAACTTAACATTGTAGGAGATTAAAAAGTGTCAACTCACGACATAAAGATATTATTGGTTGCAAAACATAGTAAGAATAAAAAGTTTGAGTCATTACTTAAGGAAGTCTTTCCTGAGTCTATTCCATTAGACATGATTGACCAAATAGTATTAGAGTTTGTTGACGGCACTCAAGCAAAATTGGACCATAGTGACCTGAAGGACCCATTACCAACTGCCCCTGATAAGACTTGGGCCACTATGCTCCAGACCTTTTCTAATGTGAGACAGATTACTATTGTAGTAGATGTAAACCATGTAGAAAAACTAACAAACAAAAAAGTTAAAAACGTACTGGATAAACACTTTGATTAAAAAAATTGCTATCACAGGACATAGCAGTGGAATTGGAGCCGCTGTTTTAGACCTTGCTGACTTAACTTGTAATGGTACAGAAATTAGAGGTTACTCTAAAAGTAATGGCTGGAATATTGCAGACAGCGATGGCGATAAGATTATACAAGAACTGATAGACTTTGATCCTGATATTGTAGTCAACAATGCATACTATCCTGAAATCCAAACCAAAATACTCAAAGCCTTGTTTGAGGAATGGAAATCCAAAGATAAGATTATAATTAATATTGGTTCTATTAGTGGATACATGACTGGCATACTACCTGAGGATCAATACTTAACTTGCAAAGAAACTCAGAGAAACTTTGTAGTTCGTAACAGTTTCATAGATGAGGATACTGTAAAGTGTAAGATGTATAATCTTAGTTTTAGTTATGTTGCTACACCTTTACTAACAAAATCCTCACACCAGAAAAACACAGAAAACATGATACAACTAGAAGATGCGGCACTGGCAGTTCTAGAATGTTTTGATGATGATGAACAAGGCTACAGAACAGTTGAACGTGTTATACAATGTAAGCAAATTACCTTGGAAGATATGGAATCCAATTGGAGAACTGGTGCTAGAAACATGGCAAAACACATAATTCGTACTAATAACGACTTAAAATCGTAACCAAAACAAGCACTTACACTTCCAAATTTACCAAAAAAAGTGGTAGAAAAAGGTTGACTCTACCCCCAAAATCCGGTATAATATATACATATTAACAATTAAGCAGTAGGACTTTTATGTACAATATTTTCCAAATCAAACTCAGCAACGAAGTTACAGACTTTGTAAATTCTAATGACCATGGTCATACAGGTGCTGAAGCCAAGTATCCAATCTACGAAGCATATATGAGATTAATGCATGGACGTGGTGACGACTATGCGGCTAAGTTCAAAGACACAGATTTCCAACACTTCACTAAAGTTTGTGAAGTTAAGAAAGACGGTGGACTTGTTGATGGTGATGGCGAGCAATGGTTAGTTCGTAACCTAGAAGATGTATTTGCTGTTCTTAACGGCAGATACTTTGACGAAGACAGCAACGAAGATATTGTGTTTGATAATCATGTAAGTGGTTTTAAAATGAAAACAATTACTCGCAAAGACGGAGAAGTTGTTACTTACCGTGACATGCATTCTTTAAGTGTTGGCGACATTGTTCAAGATGTAGACAACGGTACATTCCACATTGTTGCTGGAATGGGTTTCAAAGATGTAACTGAGCAGGCTAAAAACTTCACAGAACAATTTCAAACAGAGGTAGCATAATATGTTGACAGAACAAATTCATAATGAAGCGGTACAAAATGCCGCACAGGCAACCGCACACTATTTAGATACAGTTGGTGAGCATCCATTTAATTGTGGCTTTGCTTGGGTAACTGCTAATGTTAAAGGCAACACCAAAGTAGGCAAAAGTTTTATTGCACAAGGTTTTGAGAAAAGTTATAACGGAGGATTTCAAATTTGGAATCCAAGTGGTAACTACACTCAAGATGTTGGTGCTAAAATGGCTGGTGCTGATGCGTATGTGTCTACTGTTAAAAAGTATATTCCAGAAGCACCACTTTACACAGGATCAAGGTTAGATTAATATGGCAAAAAAATATATCATTACAGACATCGATGGAGTAGTTTTAGACTGGGAAGAAGGTTTCAGTGTTTGGATGGAACATCACGGACACGAAAAAGTCGATGGCTTCCAGTTTATTTACAGCATTGGTGATAGGTATGGTATTAGCCGTAACCAAGGTCATAAACTTGTAAAACAATTTAATGAAAGTGCCGCAATAGGATTTTTACCTCCATTGCGTGATGCACAATGGTACATTAACTTACTGCATGAAAAACATCAATTTAAGTTTATTGCTCTAACAAGTTTATCTTTAGATCCGTATGCAAAATATCTAAGGGAAAGAAACCTTAAAAAGTTAATGGGCGATGCGTTTGAAAGAGTTATCTGTTTAGATACAGGTGCCGATAAAGATGATGCGTTGGATGAACTGGCAGGGTATGCCAAATATAAAGATTGTTATTGGATTGAAGACAAGCCTGAAAATGCTCAGGCAGGAATTAATGTAGGTTTCAAAGCAATACTAATGGAGCATGGACATAACATGGAATCAGATGTTGATGCTATTGTAGTTAAAAATTGGGAAGATATTTACATGCTTCTCACAGATGAGATTAGAAATAAACCAATTAAATATACACGGTAGGAGGTGTTAGATGGCTTATACAGGCAGAGAAGTTATTGCTCATGCAGTAGCAGTTGATAGGTACCAAGGGTACAAATATATTAAGTCGCATGAGACTAATAAAGAAAATACCAAAGGTAATTTTAGCCTCCTTATCCATTCATTAAAGGACCCTAAGACGTCAGTAGTAGGCCCTATTACGGAAGAGGACTATGCAACAGCAGATAACATAGTCGAATACTTTGAAGGATTAGTATTTAAGGCTATGCAACGTGACCTTAGTGAATACGAAAAGAAAATCACAGACCTTATTAAGGCAGAAGACCTTAACTTACAAGGTAAAGATGACCGTTTACCTATTGTAGGTTCATTACCTAATGTTTTTAGAAATAATGTTAAACATGACGTTTGGGCTGATGAGGAACGTACTCTGCGTAAAACATCTGAGTTCGAGGGCGAACTTAAAACACGACAAGAGTTCACAGGCGTTGTAAAAATGGCTAGATTTATGAATAGAACCAACAGTATGTTGTTTGCTATTCTTACTGAAAATGGTAATATTGTAAAGTTCTTTTATGATTGTTACAGAAACGAAGATATAGATGTTAAAAATGACATCAAACTTGGTAATCCTATTACATTTACAGGCTATATAAAAAGCCAAGAAATATCTAAATACTCTAAGTGCAAAGAGACCTTTGTTAATAGGGTTAAGATCCATATAGAAGATAAATAGTATTATAACTTAGAACTAGTCTTAGGACTAGACTGTTTAATAGCAGATCGGAGTATAATAGTATGGCAGTCTTTATGAATGCCAAAGGTACCACCAATACCAATTATCAAATAGGTAAAAGAGGTGCAAAAATCTTTGGCGGAGTAGCAACTCCTACAGATGCAGAAGTAAATACAGGTGATATTTGGTTAGATAAATCAAATAATAAAACCAAAATTGCTTATGTAAATGGAGGATCAGTTACATGGAATCAAATCCTTACGGAAAACTATGGTGATGTAACAATCACAGGTAACCTAACGGTTCAAGGCACTCAAACAACTGTTAATTCTACTACAGTTGAAGTTCAGAATGCAATGGTATTTGAAGGCGCCACAGCAGATGCTCACGAAATTACATTAACAACTGTAGAACCTACAGCAGATAGAACAATACGTTTACCTAATGTAAGCGGTACATTAACTATTGATGGTCAAATAGAAGTAGAAGATTTAAAGACTACAGCCTATGTTGCTCAAGGCGACACTTGGAATAGTGATGACAGTGAACTAGCAACAACAGGTAGAATAGACCAAATGATTGGTACTGAGATTGCAAACAGTTCTGTCGTTATGCATACAACTGGCACTGAATCTATGGCAGGTGTTAAGACATTCAGTAATGGCATAGTAAGTAATGTTACAGGTAACTTAACTGGTGATGTAACTGGTGATGTAACTGGTGATGTAACTGGTACAGTATCTAGTATTTCTAATCATACAACAGCAAATTTAACAGAAAATACCAATCTATATTTTACAGGAGCAAGAGCAAGAAACTCTATTAGTCTTGTAGACAATGGTAGTGGCGAACTATCATACAATAGTTCTACGGGTATATTTACATGGAGTGGTGTAACAAGTTCTACAACCAATGTAGAAAAAGTTACTGCATTGTCCTTTGGACAATTAACAGACTATGGTGCTGTTAGTTCAAGTACAACACTTACAAGCGACTTTGGTAACGTAGCAACAGCGAACGTTACATTCAGCGACACAGGGTATATTTTTACAGACTCTGGGCTACCGCAACTACCTAGTTATCTAGTTACTACATTGCCTAGTAGTGTTAGTGCAGGTGACTTAGCACTATGTACGAATGAAACTGGTGGTGCAACTGTAGTATTCTTTGATGGTACTAATTGGCGTAGAATGGCTGATAGAGCCGTTGCTAGTTAGACCTTCCACCTAATCATACAACTCTTTCTAACATCTCCTTCCCTAATGTTTGTTGGTGCTTGATGCCAAGAGTTAGGATTGTTTACAGTAATAAACATACTGTTTGGTATAAAAGGTATCTGACGTTTAAGTGTCCATTTGTCTAAGTGTTCTGGATTTGATTGATGATAAAAGTCGCACTCAGGATCTTTAAAAGCATGGCTATTTAAATCTGTGCCATTATATTCGTATAACAATGTACCGTAATCCTTTTGCTCTAAGTCCTTAGGCAAATATATCATAGCACTTATACACAGTTTAGTATCATGAAACTCATCAATATGAATATCATCTATTAGTAATTTATTTGTATCTACCCAAAAATTTAATGTAGGCGATACTTCTTCTTGTACTTTAGCAAGTCCAAACTTATCTGCAATAGTATGAAACAACTTGTTCATTTGTTTATTATACAAACGAACTTCTGCCTGTGTTCCAGAATCAACACCTAAAGAATATTGATCTCTTTCTGATAGGTCATCTCTATTATATATTAATTGTTCTGCTTGTTCAAACTCTGTAAATGCTCTATAGTCATGAGGTCGAATGCATTCAGGAATGAACATATGATGCCATGGGTCAGTAAGAACTTCACAGTTCTCTATCCTGTCTATCATATGGTCAATTTGTTTTGTAATAACCGTATACATGTTTCCTCACTATATCTTTATTAATTATCGGACTACTATGCCAAGCATTAGCACTTCTTGGTATAAAATATACTGTACCATTTGTAAACGGTAATTGGTCGATTAGTTGACAGTTCTCTCTAATTAAACTTTTAGTTAAGTCATCTTCAAATTCATTTGGTTTCCAAAATTGTGTACCAAACTCTGTAACTTGTTCTTTTCCTGGCAAATACAATCCAAATGTTACATCAAATAAATCACTATCAACATGAACATCATTTACTGTAAATTTATTTGTGTCTTGCCATAGCCAACAATCACAAGTATGTTCTGCATATATACCAAACTTGTCTGCAATAGCCATTCTAACGTATTCATGATTGAACACTAGGTCATATAGGTCTTGAAATGTATCGTTACAGTCTACATCTTGTTGTGTTCTTCCTTTAACTTCTATATCATACATATTATCAGGCCATTCTTCTATAAGTCTTTCTAATAAATTAGGGTGTATAAAGTTTTCTATTACTAATTTACCCTGTGATATCTTTGCGTTACTAATTTGTTTTAGACTATGTAAGGTGAATAAATGAAACTGAATGTCACCTATTGGTTCTACCATGCCGCCTTCAAGTAGTATTGGTAGTCTTGGATACCAAGGTTCAGCATCCATAGGTATATGTGTGCAACTATTCATTAGTCCACATACCTTACATTTTATTCTAGGATAGTCTGGGTCGTATTCCGAAGGGTGAAACGGAATACCGTTCTTTGTTCTTGCCAATTTAAATCTCTATGCTGGCTTCAAAGGAAAAGACTTGGTCCGGGAATTCATCAAATAATTCTTTTGATATTTCATCGCCCTCTTGTGGGCTAATTTCTTCATCGAGAACTATTTCATAAATGTATAACGGACCGTCTTTATCTTCATCGGTATAAGATATTACTTCTATACCTACCTGTTCTTTTTCTTCATCATAGGCTGTTAATAATTTAGTAGCCACAACACTTTGCACGATATCGAAGTACTCGATAACGTCTTCGTCTGGTAACTCCTCTCGGACTACCATTCTTGTAAAGTGTTTAATAAATGCCATTGATATTACTTACCTTTCTGAAATGCTTGAGCACCAAAGAATGCGGCTACAATACCTGCTACGGCTACAAAGTATGTTGGTGCCATACTGCCTAGTGTGGATTGTGCCTCACTTAGTCCTGCCAAACTGGCAACAACTACTGCGAAAGGATATAGTAGCATTCCAAATAATGAGAACCATGCCATTTTACGTTGAGCATCTCTCATCGCATCGGCATCTTCTAGTTCTTTTCTTTTGAACTCTAAATGCATATCCATTTCACTCTGAGATATGTGTCCATCTCCGTTAATGTCTATGTCTTCCATTCCTTCTATTGTTTTGAAGCCACGAGTATCATATGCTTCTCCGCCAACAGGTGCCGGTGCGGCTCCTGCCTTAAGTGCATCGTATTCTGCTCTACTCATACTTACTTCTGCTTTTTCGTCTGTCATGTCGTTTCTCCTACAAAACTACTGTTACTGTATCTATATGTATTTATCATAATCTTTAATCTTGACAACACCAAGATTTAGTGTATAATAGCAACATGAGTTATAAATATTATTCTATTCACACACAGAGGTAAAAATGGCATTTAACAAAGTATTCAATCAAGAAGAAAAAGCAAGACTAACAAAACTAATCCAAGAAGGCGACCAAGTTCTATATGAAGTTGACGCCCTATCTGAAGGTCTAAGAGAAACTGTGAAAGCAATCGCAGAGGAAATGGATCTTAAATCAAGTGTACTTATGAAAGCAGTAAAAGTTGCTCATAAGGCTAAGTTTACAGATGAAAGGGATAAGTTTGATGAGTTAGAAACTATCCTGGAAACTGTCGGCAAAACATTATAATTCATAGGAACATTAATCTATGAGTTATGTTGATGCATTTCACGACACCACTAAAGATAAAATTCTAGTATCTGAAAGAGTAAACGGTGAACGTAAGATAATTACACTCCAACCAGAGTATAATTTTTACTATGCTGACCCTCGAGGTAAAGCACAGAGTGTTTACGGTGATCCTGTTACTGAAGTAAGATGTAAGTCACTCAAAGAGTTTAGAAAGAACGTAGCAATTAACAGAGCAAGTGGTCAGTTATATGAAACTGATGTAAAGCCTGTAAACAAAACATTAGAAAAACATTATTTAAATATTGATCCCCCAAAATTACATTCATGTTTCTTTGATATTGAAGTAGACTTTGATCCTGTAAGAGGATTTAGTTCTCCTGAAGATGCATTTATGCCTATTACTGCTATTGGTGTATACTTAGATTGGATGGATGCTATGGTATGTTTAGCAGTACCGCCTAAAACATTAGATTGGGAACAGGCACAAAACATTAGCGGACAATACAAAGAAGTTATTTTATTTAAAGATGAAGCAGAAATGCTTAAAACATTTCTAACACTTATAGAAGATGCAGACATACTGTCGGGTTGGAACAGTGAAGGTTATGATATACCATATACCATTAATAGGATTGTAAAGATATTAGGTAAGAGCGAAACCAGACGTATGTGTTTGTTTGGTCAACTGCCTAAAGAACGTAAGTTCGAATCCTTTGGTAGTGAAAGACAAAGTTATGATTTAATAGGTAGAGTGCATTTAGATTACTTGCAACTGTATAGAAAATATAACTATGAAGAACGTCACAGTTACAGGCTAGATGCTATAGGTGAAGTTGAATTAGGTGAAAAGAAAGTTGTATATGATGGCTCGCTTGATAGACTTTACAATCATGACTTTGGTAGATTCTTAGAATATAATATTCAAGACGTTATGCTGTTAGCAAAAATGGATACTAAGTTACAGTTTATTGACCTTGCTAATACTATTGCACATGATAATACTGTATTACTTTATACAACAATGGGTGCTGTGGCTACAACAGAACAAGCAATCATTAATGAAGCACACAGACGTGGCTATGTTGTTCCTGATAGAAAAAGAGGTGGCAGTAAAAAAGATACTGCGGCGGCTGGTGCCTATGTTGCATTCCCCCAAAAAGGCTTTCACAAATGGATAGGCAGTATGGATATTAACAGTCTATATCCTAGTGTGTTTAGAGCATTGAACATGGCTCCCGAAACTATTGTAGGGCAACTGAGACCAGACTATACCGATGAAGAAGTATTAAATGCTCAGAAGTTAGATAAGAAATCTTTTGCTGATGCTTGGTTAGGTAAGTTTGGTAGTAATGAGTATGAACTTGTTATGGAAAAAGATGTAAACAAACCTATGGTGTTGGATATGGAGGACGGTTCCAAAACAGAAGTTACTGGTGCGGACATTTATAACTTAATATTCGAAAGTGGACAACCTTGGTGTCTAAGTAGTAACGGAACTATATTTAAAACAGACGTACAAGGTGTGGTACCAGGCTTACTTGAACGTTGGTATTCAGAGAGACAAGAACTACAGGCTAAGAAAAAGTCTGTAACAACAGATGCCGAAAAGGCATTCTATGACAAAAGACAATTAGTTAAAAAGATTAACCTAAACAGTTTATATGGAGCGATATTAAATCCAGGCTGTAGGTTCTTCGATAAAAGAATTGGTCAGAGTACAACTTTGACTGGTAGGCGAATCACTCGCCACATGGGAGCAAAAGTGAATGAGTTGCTCACAGGAAGTTACGATCATACAGGCGAAACAATCATTTATGGAGACACAGACTCTGTGTACTTCACGGCAATGCCTGCCATACCTGATGATATGGCACTTGATATGGATAGTGCCATCGCCTTGTATGACCGTATCAGTGACCAAGTTTCAGATACATTCCCCGAGTTTATGAAAACAGACTTTAATAGTCCGTTACATCTGGGAAGTGTAATCAAAGCAGGTAGAGAGGTAGTTGGTAAGTCCGGTGTGTTTATTACTAAGAAAAGATATGCCATTAAGTGTTTAGACATCGAAGGCTATCAACCTGAAGGCGGTAAACTAAAAGTTATGGGTATGGATATCAAAAGAAGTGATACTCCAGAATTTATACAAGACTTCTTAGAAGAAATGTTAGACAACTGTTTAGAAGGAATGGGCGAAAACGAAACCATACAACTGATTAAAGACTTTAAAGATGAGTTCCGAGCTATGGAGCCTTGGAAGAAAGGTATGCCTAAACGTGTAAACAACTTAACAATGTACACGGCTAAACTTAAAAAGCAGAACAAGATGCCTACAGGTGATAGTTTATTTAGACTCACAGCACTAAAAGAAGAAGGCGAAAGTAAAATGATTCCTGGTCATGTTAGAGCAAGTATTAATTATAATGATATGAGATTTGCTAACAGCGACAATTACAGTTTACAAATTATGGATGGTAGTAAAGTTGTAGTTTGTAGATTAAAGAATAACCCAATGGGTTATACCAGTATTGCATATCCTACAGATGAAATGCATATCCCAGACTGGTTTAAAGAACTTCCGTTTGATGAAGAAGCAATGGAAGAAGCAGTATTAGATAAGAAGATACAAAATGTATTAGGCGTTATGGGTTGGGACCTTAAACGTTCTAATGATAGTCAAGCATTACAACAATTTTTTGAATTCTAAGGATGATTAAGATGAACGACATAACTTACGGCATGGACTACAGCGACATTATAGATAGTTCAGGCACAATTACTATTACAACAGACACAATCGATTCAACGTTTACGTTGGATAATTCAAACACAATAACATTAGATTCTATTTACACAGATCCTACAATTACTGTTGGCAATGTTGTATTAAAAGAAGATGATGTAAATGATTTATTAACATTATTAAATGTTATAAAAGAATTGGATGATGACAATCCAATTAAAGAACTGTTCAACCATACCAAGATGTTGAACAAAATAAAAGGCGAGAAAGTTGTTGAATAATAACTTGACTTGCCTAAATAAAAGTAGTACAATATAGAAAATTCTATCGGAGAAATTATGAATAATTATATTAAAGACTTTTTTAAAGATGTTCTACGTCATACACATGGCTTAGGTATCTTTGAAATGGCAAAAGTAAAAGGCACAACAGAAGTTACTGAGATTGAAACTGTTGATGCTGATAAGACTGTTATTGTAAAAGGACAAAGTATTAACCCTAT